GTAATTGTCACCTGCTACGGTAGCAGGTGCAGGTTGCGCTGTTGGATTGGGAAAGTAATAAATGGTCACAGTGTTATATTTACCCTATTAAATTTATGAAGATCTTACAGTCAAATCTAGAATATCAAAGTATCCAAGGCCAGTGTCATAGCAAATGTATATGGCAGCGTTGACATCGTCATAATAATAGTCGCCAGGTTTAAGATCACTTAAACTCAATCCGTTAGCAGCATCTGCATTGGTATACATCTTAGGAGCGGAAGTTGTTTGTAAAGAACCATCTGGAAACACAAGGCCAGTGATTCCAGTTCCATCTGTATAGGCAGGCATGCCCACACTTCCTATATAGAAATTCTTTGCTCTAACAGGTATCGCATCTCCTGCAGAATCTGTTATATCTAAACTGCCGTCGGCGTTTATTGAAATTACATTGCCGCCGAGATAGATGCTGTTGCCGCTTATATAAATTTCACCCCATGCAGCAGTGGGAGAACCCAAACTCTGTAGTCCATCGGTTGCAGGCACAATGCTATAGCCTGTTTCGATGGTGATAGTGCCGCTGCCATCACTTACCATCCCCGGAACAGCACTGCCGGTATAGCCAATACTGCCAGTGTAGCCAGTGTCACCAAATGATCCAGTATAACCAACTGATCCATCAACACCGGCTGATCCAGTGTAACCAACACTGCCAGTATAGCCAATATCACCTTGGCTACCAACAAAACCCGCACTACCAACAAAACCCGCACTACCAACAAAACCCGCACTACCGGTATAACCTATATCACCTTGGCTACCTGTGTAACCTTGACTTCCGCTGTATCCTATACTACCTGTATAGCCTTGGCTACCTGTGAAACCTAAATCGCCCTTACTACCTGAGAATCCGATCTCTCCTTGTTCTCCTTGGCTACCTGTATAGCCTTGGCTACCTGTATAGCCTTGGTCACCTCGACTACCGGTGAAGCCTTGGTCACCGGCTGGACCTGTGATGTTTCCTACATCAACCCAAATAGTCCCATTCCATATCCAAAGATGACCGGTATCTTCCGTAATGTATCCATCACCGATATCCCCAGTATATGGTGCCGGAAGAGATACATTATCTGCAACCGTTCCTAATAAAGTAACACTTGTTCCATCGGCCCCTCGGCTACCTACATAACCTACATCACCTTGACTACCTACATAACCAATATCACCTCGACTACCGGTATAGCCTATATCGCCCCGACTACCTACATAACCTACATCACCTTGACTACCTACATAACCAATATCACCTCGACTACCGGTATAACCCTCACTACCAGTGTAACCAATATCTCCTTGGCTACCGCTGTAACCAACATCGCCTTGTGAGCCAGTATAACCAACATCACCCTGACTGCCTACAAATCCAATATCGCCTTGACTACCAACGAATCCAACATCGCCTTGTGAGCCAGTGTAACCTAAATCACCTTGGCTTCCTACAAATCCAACATCACCTTGAGATCCAGTAAATCCTGCACCTTGTGACCCGGTATAACCAACATTGCCTTGACTACCTGTGTAACCTTGAGGCGCTTGAACTACTCCTATATCGACCCATTGATCGCCGTCCCAAAGCCAAAAATTTCCAGTATTCTGAACAACTAGCGTGTCTCCAACAGCACCTTGGTACGCAACATCTAGATCAGATTGTAATGGCACACTGCCAATTACATTTAAACTAACTCCATTTCCACCCGTGCCTTGCGCATATATAGGAAGGCCGCCAGGAGTAATCCCGTCGCTTAATCTCAATTCTCCCGTGTCGACATTGAAGAAGATACTACCTTCGTCGCCGATGTATTCTGCAATTTCGCTCTTGACTAAACCTGCTTTTATCTTTCGAAAGAATGCCATTTTCGCTCCTGGCTATTCTTATCTAGTAAAAGGGCTTCTTCTTGGACTTAATGGAGGTGCCGGTTCTGATTCGTCTTGTGTTAAGTCGTTTATTACCGGACTTGATTTACCTACGGCAGCTTTTTTCAGTTCTATATCTTGTTGCAATGGAGGAACCATAGTTGGATTAAGATCTAGCTCTTGAGGATCTTTGGCATCCTCATCACCTGCCATGTCGATTTCAGGATCACCGTCACCGTTGATCTTGATAGTAATTGGCACGTTAATTACAAATTCTCTTGCTCTCATAATATTATTTATCGTTAATTGGAGGCCAATTTTCGGCGCTTTCTACTTCACTAAAATCTAACAGAATCCATTGATTTCTTTTTAAGTTCCAGCACCACATATGATACTCGTCCTCGTATTCGTAGGGTTTAGTGTTAATGTCGCAAAACTCTGGATTTAAAGTAAGCAACATTACAGATTTTATGCTTTCATTGCTGGTATTATTTTTCAACTCAACCAGCAATATTTCTTCTTCTAAAACACTTGGCATAACTTTTGCCAGCATTTCATAACTGTCGGGTAAATTAATTTCTTCCATACAGTATTTAACGCAGGAAATTGTTCAGGATAAAAAAGCGGGTTTCCCCGCTTTTTTAAGCTTGTGCTTCTGTCCAAGAAATTCTGCTGGCAATAGCATAGTTTTCTGAACCAATATTCCTAGCACTGATCAACAAAACATCAGGTCCGTTTGGAAAACACCAGTTGGGATTAGATCCGTCACCGCTAATTATACTAGTTCCCAGATCTCTAACATCAGTAAGTTCGATGTTGGTATTGTTAAACTGTCTAGTTCCGCCGCCGAATTCAGTATAAGTGCCAAAAATTCTATCTCCGCCGGTAAAGGCTCCAGTAGCAGCAGTATTAGAGCCTGTACTGCCAGAACCGTTAAAATAGTACACTTGTGCAAGACTTCCTGAACCTACTGTACTTGTTTGCCAGTTCGATGCAGATGTCCAACCTCCGCCCGTGATAGTAGCAGGATTTAAAATACCTTCAATCAAGAATGTACCTTGACTGTAAATGCTCAGTTCTTTTAGGGTTAGTTGCATACGATTAACCAGTTCACGAATGCCATAATTACGTCCAGTGCCTGAATCTACGCTTGGTGAAATTCTAATCATTAGCAATGGACGTTGTTCGCCTTGTGCTACAGTTAAGTATCGTAACATACCAGCAGTAAATCTAATTTCTTTGTCAACATCATATCTACCATCCATGATAACTGACACACCCCAATGGCTTACCACAGGAGCACAATCATTATAGGCATATTGTACGCTGACCTGTTCAACTCCTAGACCACCAACACCTACATCTGGTGTAAAGGTATATGTACCTACACCTCCTCTTGTTGGAATACCAGTGGCAGTAAATGTTCCAGTAAAATCAACACCTGCTGTTGTATAACTGGTTCTTCTGGTTAAACCAGTTAGCGGATAACCTCTAGCTGTAGAGTTGTACGCTCCTTTGCCAGTATATCTAACAAGTTCAGCATTAGTTGTATCTTGAACAAATACATAACCTTCGCTTGGCCAAAATTCTGCATCTTCTACATACAATGTTGTATCACCGGATTGCAATGCACTACCTCTTGTGCCTACGGCACCCGCAACTAGTCTACTGTTGTATCCATAGTTTGCAACTTCAAATCTTGCAGGTAAGTTACCGCTGCGCATGTAAGCTGAAGTATTGATGTTGTTGTTGGCAACTTTATGACAGTAAACAATGTCCCCCATAGGGCCACGGAATCCATAACGTATAAATCCAGCACCGTACCATGTGTAGTCGATGTAGGCCATTTGCATTTTACCAACATCAAGAGTATATCCGCTAGGTCCTGTTCCGTCCATCTTATCTAAATTCCATTTGCTCTGCGGGAAATAGAAATTTTGTGTTTTTAGATACTTTGCTTGAGTTGCCTGTGCTGTAGGTCCTCGATAAACAGGTTGGATTCTTAAATCAGTATCAGAAGTGATTTGAACAATTTCGTAACTTTGTCCTTTGATAACAATTTTATCACCTACGATTAACTGTTCTCTAAACCTGGTATTAGTTCCTGTAACAAGACCTGAGTTTTGTGTGCAAGTTACTTTTCCAAACATTTCTTTAATACTTTGACGTCTTGCAGCAAACAGTGTTTGACCGTCATATTCAAAGTAGAAACCGTTTTGTTCATCGTACATGCCAGAACGAACAGTAGAACCCTTCCATGCTACGCAAGTAGCATAAAGTTCTACACCGCCTGGTGCAATATCTACGAACCCGCTGTCGGCAGTCATTGACACTGTAAATTCTTTTGTGCTGACAATTCCAGTTACAGGAAAAGTTCCGTTGTAAGGGTTTGATCCCGATCCTACTCTGATACCTTCTAATCTTACACTTGCACCAACTTGCATTATGTGATCCTGGAAAGTTTTAACGTTTACAGTTTTAGTTCCAGCACCTGAACTGCTGGCAACTAAGCTGTCTATATCAAAAGTAGGTGTAAACTTAACACCAGTTGAGAACTGCATAGACTTACCAGACTGATAGCGGAAGTATCTACGAGTTTGACGAATAATCTGTACACCAATTAAGTTAGTGCCTGTAGTAATGGATACACCACCGTCTGTAGCTCTATGTTGAACGTAACCTTCGGGTCTTGTGTAAAGTCTAGCACTGCCCGGAATACTAACTGCACCTACAGTGTAAAACGGACTCGAAAATACCATAGTAGTTGGCGTTTCTAAAGTATGAACAGTCCAATTTCCGTTTGGGGGGTTAGTTGTCGAAGTCAATCCTAAAGTTGTGATTGCAGTTGCTGGCAATAGTCCATGAGGGTTAACAGTTGTAATTGTTACATCACTACCGTTGATAGTGACTGCACCAGATGTTGCACCTGTAAGGGTTGAGTTTAAGAAAATATCAGTACCGTTAATTTCAACAATGAGGGAGTTAGCTGGCACGTTGGCTGCAACAAGGTTAGTGTTGACATACACTTCTGTAACACTGTCTAACCTTACATGTCTACCACCGCTGGCATTACCTGCAAAAGAAACGTTACCACTTACGTTACCTGAGTTAGTGTTAGACAATGTAATTGTTGTACCGCTGATATCGGTGACATAAGCAGCGGCGTTAATACCTGTTCCTGAAACTTTTAAACCTTTGACAATACCTGCATTACTACCAACCGTAATTGTACTTTGTCCAATAATACCTGATCCTGTGGTTACTATGGTAGTAAACGGAGAAACGGTCGGTGTTGCTAATGCAACAGGTGCAGTAGTAACACTCTGCATAGGAATACCAGAAAAGTCGTATATGCCGCCGCCTGTTAAAGTTGTTAGACCAATATCAAAAATGCTACCGTTAACTTGTCCTTTTGCAAGATAAGTTAATGTTGTTCCGCTGGCAGTTTGTACAAAAAATGTTCCTTCTGCAAGTTGATTTGTAGTTTCATTAATTGAAATAACATCTCCAGCAACTAATCCGTGAGCAGTGCTGGTTGTTACAGTCATAGTAGAATAAGGACTAGCATTATTACCAACAACATCTGCAATATCAAAGGTGTTAGCTCCAGATCCTTTAGGGAATAAACTATGATAGTTCTGCACCATTGAAAGATTTTCCCATTTGCTGGGCTGTACAGAATATTCAAAATCCGTATCAATCATACTTTGCGGAGTAGACACACGCATCTTATCAACAGGATCTACCAGCACTTCAGAAGCACGAATTTTAACACTATCACGCATGTCTTCAACGTATACAAGTAATTTGTCTGAGCTTGAATGACTTGTAGTATCTAACTTTAGTGTTATTGTAGTAACACCTTCATAATTGTTTCCAATGTTAGTTAATTCTTCAGTTAGAGAATGTGTTACAGACACCGCGCCTCTAGTAGCATCTGCAAAGTTATAGATAATTTCGTTTCTAGTTGTATTTGTAATTAGTAAAATTCTATCAATATCTATTTTACCCATTAACTTTACTACACCTGTATTTGCTGCACCAGGAGTGTATGTATAGTTTGTAATTCTTGTTTTTGCCACTTTGTTTTTCCTTTATTAGACACCAAATACGATTCCAGCAACTAAAGACTGGATATCAACATATTGTTTTGTTGTGATTGAGTTTGCACTTGTTCCTTGAGCGCTGACAGTTGCGCCGCTGGCTGCAACAATGTTTACAACACCTGTGCCGTTGGTTGTAATGTCAATGTTTCCGTTTACACCGTCGTAAATTCTTACGCTGCCTGAGTTTGTTCCGGAGTTTGTATTTAAAATCAAATCTCCAGTTCCATTTGTTGTTAATGTTGCATTGGCATTTGAGTCACCAATTCTAACAGTATCCGAAGTTAGATAAACATCTCCTGTTCCGTTAGGAGCAAGTTCTATGTTTCCGTTGACTCCTTGTACAATCCTTACTGTTCCGCTGTTGGTACCTGAATTAGTTGTTAACAATAAGTCTTGAGTGCTGTTTGAAGTTAATTGCCCAGCAGCACTACCGCTACCTATAAATAGTGTTCCGCCTACACTTAGAGTAGAAAGAGATCCTAGTGCAGAAAAAACAATGGCTGCAGGTGTTAATTTTTTAGTTTCAGAAGAACTAACATCTGCGATTGGTAAAAAGTCGGCATTTGCGTCTACATCTATTTGGGCTAGTAAGTCTAACTCACTTATCTTACGATCTGGCATTGGAAATCTCCGGGTAAATCATATAGTATAATATTTAGCAATACTGCATTTAGTTTTTTAGGTTATATATAGATTGACTTTGATTACAAGAAAGTATACAATATAAATTATGCGTATAAAACCAGGAGAATCTTTTGAAAGTTGGGCAGCTCGTGTCCAACAGTATGAATACGGATATGCACTTCAAAGTATTGCAGAAGGGCATAATATTGACGAAGTATTTGAATCGATGGCTAAAAGAATACAACAAAAACTTATGCATCCTGTTATTGTTGCTCTTAAAAACAAACCTGTTGAGTTTGATTCTGAAGCCAGCAAAAAGGCCTACAAAGAGGCCTATTTGAATAAAAATGGTCCTAAATCAGACCATGTTAGTGAAGATTAATTACACCAGCTTTGTTTAGCATCACCGTAATATTCACGTGCCAGACCATTTTGAATTAGTCCTGCACGAACGCTTTGTCCGTTAACAATAATGTCGCCTAGTACACGACCTCCAAACTTGTCCCATGCATATAAGGTAACTTGAATCTTGCCGCCTTGTGAAATAAGCTGTGTAGTAAACTTGCTGGCCAACTGTGCTCGTTGGTTTTCTTGCGGGCACTGTGCTCTGTGGCCTTTCTCTGGAGTGTCGACTCCAAAGATGCGAACTGCTAACTCAGGCTTCAGCGGCGCTGGAAGAAAAGGTGCAGAGATAACAATAGTGTCACCGTCACTTACACGTAGAATCTGTGCATCGTAAGTTGCGCCTTTTGGTGTTTTCTGCGCTATAGCCAACATTGGCACAGCCAACAATAATAATAAAAGCTTTTTCATAATAGTCCTTAATAAGCTACTATTATTTATTAAAAACTATTGTTAACCCAACCTACTTTTTTGCCTTCAGCAATCCGACGATCATGTTCAGAAACAGAGCTAGGATAACGCCAAGCCCAACAAGCGACAAGTCCCATAAAAATTGCGGTACTGATAACTCCAATTGGTTTTACTCCTGTAAAGAACATGATGATTAAACTGGTAGTCATCATAGCAACCATGAAATATTTCATCTTTAACGGAAACACACGTTTCTCGCCCCAGTTAGTTAGGAATGGTCCAAACAGTTTGTGATTGTACAACCAATCGTGCATACGTTTATTGCCTTTGGCAAAGCAGTAAGCAGAAAACACAACAAAAGGACTATAGGGGATGCCTGGTGTGACAACCCCTATATAGGCTAATCCTAAACTGAAAAATCCCAATATGTTCCAAAACAATTTTTTCATAGATTCATGTATTCCAACCAGTTATTGTGCCGCACATGTATAGGCTGCTTCTTACGCTTGTTGACCAGTTCCCAAAAGTCAGGCTTATGAGGCTTAAACTTTGGTACGATCTTCTTGTTGTTACCTTTGTTGGCGTTACATGGGCCACAGGCGCAGACTGTGTTTTCAAACGTAGTCTTACCGCCGTGACTTGTTGGTACAACGTGATCAAGTGTACACTTGCTCTTTTCCAAATGATCACCGCAATAGGCACATTTGTAATTGTCGCGTAAAAACACATTAGATTTTGAATATCTAACAGTGGTCTTTGGCTTCATGTATTCAGTTAGCATCATAACGCTAGGCACAGGGGTTTCCCATGAGGCGCTATGAACTATCCAACCGTCGTGCCATTCCAGTACACGGGCCTTTTCCAAGACCATGTACTTGATAGCATCTTGCCAAGTTAGTGTGCTCAAAGGCAAGAAACTAACTGGCTGTGCATCGCTGTTTAATAGTAAAGTGTCGCTCATGATTATACTTCTGAGTTTCGTTTATAATATGCTATTATAAACTCAAAAAGTATTTATGCCAAGAGGTTTTGAGCGAATTCTGATCCGGCTAACTCAATAGACTCAGTCCATTGTGCCTGTGTTTGATAACCAAATACTATCTCGGGATTAGATGTAGCAGTTAACCAACTTTGATTGCGATCATAAGGAGGGTGGCCTTCTAGTTCGCCAGCTAACTGTCCTTTAGTCCAACCGCATAGTCCTACAAATATTCTCCATTTTAAAGGAGTGTAACCCATAGCCATTTTAGTTAATATTTCTTGGCTGGAACTAATACTAAAGTGTTTATTAATACACATCGTATTATCGCATACCCAATCATTAGTATGCAACATTGTTAATGCTTTTGCATTAACTGGTCCTCCAATATGTACCATACCTGGTAAATCTAAAATAGCATTGTTTTGTCTAGCAAATTCTTTAATTGACACTTGGCTTGGCTTGTTTAAAACAAGTCCAACACTTCCGTTGTTGTGATGTTCTGTTAACAGAACAACTGTCTTTTGAAAAAAGTTTCCCTTTACGCTGGGAGGAGCAATTAATAAGTTTCCTACTAAGTTTTTCATGCAAAGATTGTGCCGCCGATTTGTGTTCCGCCGTCTGCTTTAAGTTTATGTAAATATCCAATTGTTGTTCCAGGGCCGTATGCTCTTGGATCTGCCGCAGTAAATCTATATATATCCTTAGGAGCACTAGGTAGTATATTAATGGCTCCGTCTACAATCATACCAAGCTTTGCCTTTGATGGTCCCTGTACATACCACTTGCTGGGATTTCGGTCTTTTGGTGTACCAGTAACTGCTTGGAATTGATTTTCTTGGTTCAGTATATGGTTAACTGTCCTGCCGCCGCCGTAACCTTTACGTGTTCTATTTAAAATAACAGCCATGACATAAGCACATTCTTTAGTATTATTACTTGCTTCTGCACCAGTTGCCTTAACAAGATCAGTCCATTCGTCATCAGACATATTACGCCCTAAGAACTTTTCTGCTGACTGTCTTGCTTCACCTATCTTTTCGTTATCAAGTTTTACATTTGATGTGCTAGAAGCAGCGTCTACTTCTTTATTACCTTTTCCAGGTTTAACATCTGCTTCAGTGCTTTTTGTAAGTTTAGCAACTATATCAGGTTTTGTTTTTAAAACATTATTAAGAGCTAAAATAGTTTCGGGTCCTGGATCACCGTCAACTGCAATACCTGCAGCCTTTTGAAAATCTCTAATTGCTTTACTAGTTTCAGGGCCTCTAATTCCATCTACCCCGAATCTAGGTAAAGGGTAGCCTAGTGCAACTAAAGCCTTTTGCATGTCTGCTACTGCTGGCCCTCTGTTCTTATTAGGAAGAACAACCGCAAACTGAGTATCTGTTGGCTTGCCGCCGACAGGAGGAGTTTCAGGTCTTGTTGTTGAAGATCCGAATATTCTTCGAGTTTCGTCAGCAGCTTTCCTATAAACACCAAATTGATAATGTATACCATCGTTCTGCATTGGACTTCCGTCGTAGTCAATGACTTTAACACCTACTGCACTTTTAAGTGCATCTCGAACTTCTTTTTGGAAATCCCCAGCATAGTATTTTGTTTTCTTGTTATCGCCGCTAGGAAACAACATAAACACAATGTTAGCCACGCCTTGCGCTTTGACAGCGTTAACAACATTCATTACATCACCTACAATTTTACTTGCAGGAGGTAATTTTATTTTACCTTGACTAGTAAGGTTTTGCTTTACTACATCAGCTGTATCGTTAGCACCAACAGAAATTAACACGTTGGCACCTTTAGGGATTTTAACAATGTTTGCCAACATTTCACGGCCTACACCTCTGCCATGTGCGGCTGCTCCGTTGACTGCTAAATTGCGAGCACCATCTAACCCTGCTGTTGTTCCTACACCTCTTGCATGACTATCACCTACTGTGTAGAAATCATCAGTTTTGGCTTCTGTTAGTTTGAATTCGTTAAATCTCATTTACGTGTGCCCCAATCAGGAATCTTACCGCCGTATTTCTTTCCCTTGACTTTATGTCCGCCCATAGTCATGCGACTCTCTGGGTCTTTGCCCATCAAATGACTTTTATTACCTTCTCTAGCACGTAGTCCCTGGCTTTTGCAGCTGGCAAGGTTACTAGCACCTAGTTCTTTATTAGATTTAGCACTATTACACAATGCTCTGCTGGCTTTTTCGTCAATAGCACTTAGTTCTTCTTGGGTTACGAATTCGTCGATTTTCATAAGAGTATTTATCAAGCTTCTAAGTCAATCCATTCGTAAACGTTAAGCCACTGACGTTTGCCCACAGTTTCTTTTAAGTGTTTTAGATTAGCACAGGTGTTTTGGCGCCAGCGTTGTTTTTCGCTATCAGGCACTTCTATAGTGCGTATTTCTACACCTTCTTGTTCTGCAATATATTCAGCAATGTCTAAAAAGCTGTGCGGTAATCCTGAACCGCAGTTCCAAATGCCGCTGCCTACTACGGTATTCATAAAATCTGTATGCAAACGGCAAACATCACCTACCCATGTCCAGTCACGTTTAACATGCTCTGCATTTTCCCATACTTCTATGTAGCCCTCTTTGCGGGCTTGTTGGCGCCATTTGTAAATAGCATTAGCACGCCTGCCGCGAATGTGCATCCATTTACCGTATACATTAAAGTAACGGAATCCCTGTACTAGTATTGCAGGTTTCTGTTGGAACACCCAGCGATCGAATAGATACTTGCTCCATGCATAGGCTGTCTGCGGATGGCAAGGTGCATACTCACTAAAGTCTTTAGTATTGCCATAGACACTGCTAGAACTTGCATACTGTAGATGTACACCGTTTTCATTACATTCTTTAAACAATCGTTGACTAAATTCAAAGTTTTGATGCAGTACTTTATCTACATCTGTTTCAGTCATGTCGGCAATCGCACCCAAATGTATTACCCATTTATAACTTCTTACATCTGGAAAATCACTATCTCCCCATTCCCAACCGTCTACATGATAACCTTGTTGGTGTAACCAACTCATCATGTTTCTGCCGATAAAACCTTCATGACCTGTTACTAGCACTCTCATAATCACCTCGCTTAGGTATTTACGCTTTTATTTTTAAGGCAATAAAAAAGCCCCTTGCGGGGCTTTGACTTGAACTAGCTATTATTAAACAGCCATGCCCAATGCTTTTGCCATGTAGCCTAATGCTACGATTTCACGGCTTGGCTTGCCAAGTTCGTATTCTGTAACAGTAACACCGTTACCTGCGGTACGTGTGTTAGAGTAAACAGCATAACCATGCTGACGAATGCGGCTTGCTTCTGCGCTGATGTTTTTAATACCAAAACGCTTTTCTGCCTGTGCTGGAGTGATCTTCTCACCTTCGCAAAGTGCGTTAAAAAGCTTAAATGTTTTAGTGTCTTTGTTAATACGTTTCATAGTAGTTTCCTTTTAATAAAACTAGCTTACCAGTGCTAGTAAGTTTCTATTATATAATGTTTAAGATAAAAGGTCAAACAGAACGGTTAAGTTGTTTAGTTTTGTTTGCTCAAACCCATAGCTTCTGCTTGATCAGCAGGAATGTGTCCTGCAAAGTTTTGGCCGGGGAAACGTTGTCTTACCACTTCCAGTGCTTGATCCAATGTAGTGCCTTGTCCAAGGAACTCACCGTTGTCCTTGGCATACAAATAGAAAGATCCTTTTTCATTTTGAACTTCGATTTCTCTTACATCAGTCAAAGTCTCTGTATCGTTGTCAGCTTCTTTAGCTGTTTGATATTTTTTGAGAAGCTCTACCATTGTTTCTGGCTTTTCTAACATGCGATCTAGTATGTGCTTACTAGCACGAAACCAACCGGCCATGTAACCAAAAACAAATATCAAAAAGATGAGAAAAATATCCATTGCGGCTTTCTATATAGATTTAAAAGTTAATTATAATGTCAAATGGCAAAAATGTCAACTGCCTGTATTCCATTTTAGGGCCCAATAGGTATAGTCTCGGGCTTGCAGTCTAGCAGTGATCTTATATTTATAACCATATGATACTTGATCAACCATTCTATGCCAAATAGGTTGATCCACTGCATGTTGCATGATCCACTGTCCTTGTTCGCTCTCTTGCCATTTCCATAAGGGCTCGGCAGCATATAGATCAGGATCTTCTACATCACCCAATGTAAAAGTGTGAACTATAACTTCTTTTATTTCAACGATCTTGTCATCCACAATGTTAAACTGATTCTTCAGATTGGATAAGTTTGAGGAATATTTCATAGTTGTCCCGAGCCTTCCTGAGTCCCGGATATTTTTCGCATAGCTCATCTATTTTATCCTCTTCTGCTTTTTTCTTTTTGGCCCAATCTAAAATGGAAACAGCTTCTCCAGTCAGTTCAATATTGGCATAGCTCATATCCAATTGTTTCCACATGTTACCATCATTGACTTCCATACAGTTCATGTTGCTGTTGTAGCGCACCATGCCGGCACCTACTGCACCTGGACTGATGTAGGGATTGCTTGGGTGCCCGCCACTTACAGTGATATACTGGCCTCCGGTTAAACCTCTGATCATATTAACTCCATTGTAATAAAAAGAGATCAGCGTCTCTATCTTTTCTAAAATCCACGTAGGCCAAATCTCTCAGTACCCATCTGTCTCCTGCAGGTCCGTAATGTTTCTCTAGCCATTTAACTGGTGCATATGTAGGTCCTTTGGCACGTTGCTTTAGGTCGCCTAAGTATATTGTTCTCATCCTTCGTCTCCGCTCCATTTTAAAATAAACCAATCACGCTGGCTTTCTTTTCTGAAACTCCATAACACTTCAGTCATGCGTTGACCTACCCCTTGAGGACTTTGAGCCCATTCATCCATCTCTTTAATCTTTTCGGAAGTAGCTTCCTCTTTGTCTAATACTACGCCCGGCAGTCTAAACAAACCTACATCGCAGGTTTTCATTTTCATTGAGGTTTCCTTAACACTGATCTTTTCCTATAATAGATAATTTAACGTCCGAGATAGATCGCACATCTACATTATATAGAGGAACTGTAACAGATATCAAGTCCTTTTGAAAAGTCTTTACTCTAAGATCATCGATACTGGCTTGTCCATAGAATCTATCCAATGGTAATCTTACACAGGCAGAATGTATGTTTTGACCTGATCGATTAAACGATACAACTAACATTGGCGACTTACGTTCAAAAGTTTTTTGCAGTAGTTGTAACGAAGACTGATCGTTAAAGTAATAACTTTTTCTAGCATTTGGTTTAAAGATGTTGTCATCGTTAGGCGCGGAGGCAATCATCACTGTAGATGATGCTGTACTTTTATCTCCGTCCTGTGTTCTAGCTAGAACCTCGTGCAATGATTTGATAAACCCTTCGCTCCAAGTCACAGAAACTTGTGCAATAAAATAAGGTTGCCTATTTGAATCTATTTTAAAATCAGAGTTCTTAAGCTGTACATCAAAAGATCTAGATGGATAGTATTCCACAGCCTTTGCCACAAGGCGGTCTCCTTGTTGTTTAGTCTGCTGATAGGATTCAATTCGCTCGCCAAGTGCAACACCATCTACTGCACTGTCAGTACGATTTTTGGTTATGATTCTATTTTTGAGCTTGCTGTCAGCGACCCATACATCTGCTTCTACGATATATTGTCTGCCTCGTTGTTCTACAGAAATTACTTTGAACTTGTCAACATAGCCTGAACTAAAGTCAAAGATCTCGTCCTTGACTAGACTGTCGTTGCGTACTACAGTTTCACTTAGTATCAGTGTACCTACTTTAGCTTCTATTGCACGTTGAAAAGCATGACGCCTTGCGGCATCTTCTGTTGAGCCTACTCCTACAGATCTTACAGGATTAGACAAAACATTCGATGACAGCAAGGCTAAAGTGCAAGTTACAATGAACTTGAACATAGTACTTACCTAAACTTACTTTTGAGATAGTTACCTGCTCGTTCGCTGTCTTTATCCCAACGGATAGTAACTGCTACAGTTTGTCTATCTACAACCTTTTCTTCTGCTACATAGATACCTTTAAGGATACCAGAAGCATTAACTCGAATAGTTTCTGTAACATTTCTAGCAATGTCGTTAGAGTTTTCTCTCACAGCCCAATTAGTTTCTTTGGCTGCATCCTCGTCGGACAGTTCTACTTCCTCGCCAGAGATACGTTGTTTAACACGATCATTGGCTTTTTCAATGTTCTTGCTCAATGTGTTAACAGTCGTTGAGCTAGTAACATCTTCGTGTATGAAGTGACGCAGTTTGGCTTTGGCTTTGGCTGCACCTACTCGGAAAGCCAGTTCTCTATTAACTTCGCTGTTACCGTTTGATGTTGCGTAGGCTGTGACTTCAATAGCTTTGAAGTCGCCTTTAACACAGGTACGCTCACTCCAGCCAGTACCCCAAAAGCAGTCCCATTCAATCTTAACACCTTGTCGTTTAAAACTAGAAGTTAGCTTCTGACTGCCAATTGCTGATACTGATGCAGGATCTACAGACTTGGTACCAGCACAGCCTGCAATCATTGAACAAACTATAATAGCCGTAAAAACTAGCGGTACTTTCATTTTGCCATCTCCTGTGATTGAGTTTTAACTGTGTCAATGCCTTTGTCTAACATACGAGCAATGCCGGAGAATCCAACGGTTGCCAGTACCAAACCAAAAACTGTGCCTAAAATAAATGCCTTCATTGAGAGCCTCTTTGTTACAAACATAAGTTATTATACAATCAAAAAGACATTTTGTCTATTCTTTTGGTTATCTGGATAGTTCCAAAAGCATTTTATATTTCTCGTAGGCTTTTTGAACTGCGGGATTTTTATTACGAACACCCATTTCGTTAAATGTTTCGTTTTCTATTTTTTTGAATCTGAAGTTTTCCCGTTCAAGTTCTTCTATTTCCTGTTCACGCTTAACTAGACGTTCATAGTGTTCTTCACTGACATAGACTTTAAGTAGAGGTTCTTTTTCAATCTCTTGCTGATACGGAATGTTAGCTTCGCTCCAGGATCGGTAACTAATCGGAGCCGACCTGTGTCTGTAATGCCGTTTACTTTTTTCTACATGCATTTGAAAACGCTTGCGAAAGCGTTCTTCTACAACTTCCCAAGTCTCTAATGGATTGTGGTCTTTGGAGTAGTAGTAAAAATCTTTTGGAAAGTTTATAGCCATTTTAGTTTAAACCAGTTAGCATGTTTTTCTTCTTTGAACACAAACTCTTTCTCACCTTGCCAATTTCGGTATCGGCTAACCCATGCGTCTTTAGGAAAAGATTGTTCGCACCATAAGTTTAGTGCTTTGAAGTGAGCATCATTGCCAAACTCTTGATTGTCTTTTTCCCAATTCCAAACATTGGCACGATCAACATTAACTACGTGCCAGCCCTGTCGAAAGTAATATCTAAATCTCTTAGCCATTAATGTAGTCCTTTAGAACAAGATCATTCCCATATTTTAATTTTAGCATAGTCTCTTGTTTTTCACAAGTGGTAATGACATCTATCTTATAGCCTGTTACAACTTTACTAACCATCTGTCCTTGTGTATAGACTTTATTAGTCAGTGCTTCTACTTTAATATCTACTTCTAATCCTTTAAGCCAAATAATATCATGATCTTCTAGTTTTGGAATTGCCAGTGCCCATGTATTCATTAACTACTCCAACGCATGATAAACAGGGTTCGATCACGTTCGTTGCGGAACCAAAACTTACGGTTGTTCATGTACCAACGCTTTAATGGTTCGGGTGTTAGATCTTTAGTTTCGTTCCATATGCTACCAGTTTCGCCAAAAGTATCTGAGCACCAAATTTCCATTTCCAACCAACTGCCGCCAATAGGCTCTACACAATGATATCGGGCACCGTAGACAGTGCCTTCGCTTAACATTAGATCTTCAACTGGTTTTTTCAATAAGTCTTTCATTAATCGATCAATAGCCTTTGCTGTCCAATAGCTTTTACCTGTGTTTCTTCCGGACATCATTATCTTAAATTCATCACCAGACTTTAACTCCATTTTAGTTTGGCCCATGTTACCTCTTTGTCCGTAGCTAGATAAATCTTTAGTTCATTAAACTCTGTGTGCCAACACCAATGGGGATTGACCGGAAATCTGTCTTGATGACTCATTGTGAGCCAATGTTCTCTATCACAACTGGCACCCCAGGTAGACCAACACCATTGCCTTAGTTGATCAAATTCCGCCATCCTCGCTGCTCTATCAAACTTTCCAGGATTACTTTTAACTTCTATTAGATAAGCAAATCGTTCACTGCCCGTATGTCGCTTGTCTGTTTTTCTTATTTGAATCATGAATACTTTAGTGCAAACAATGTCGCATGTTTTTCTGTGTAAAAAGTAAAGATAGTCTGTTTGGGTACTTCACCGATCATTTCATCCCATCGGCTTTGATTAAAAGCAAAGTCAAAGTCTTTACCCTGAGTCAATCCTTGCGCTTTTAGTTCCTTCACAATAGACAATACTTCATCGGGCCTCTTGTGAAAGATAGCAACTTCAATTGTCAACTGTATGATCCCGTGTTAAAGCACACACAGTTACAAATCTTTCAAAGGCTTTCTTAGCTGAAGGATGTTGCATCAACTTGTCTGCTTCCTCTTGCATAGCCTTGACTGCTTCTTCAGCAGCCTCTCGGGCGCTTGGCCATTCTAAACAACGAGCTTCTTCACCAAACTCTTTAACTAGATTTTCCCAAGCCTTGCGTTGTCCTTCTGTTAAAGGTGCCGACTTTGGGCGTAGGTCGCTAGCTCGCATCAGGGCCTTGCTGACAGCATCTTCGGCAACACGCCCTGCGGCAATCATAGCGGCATAGTTAGGATCAATATTGTAACGACGACTCTGTCCGCCAGGATAGCACATAACAATGTGTGTTCCCTTAGGGAAAGCATCCATTAGAACTTGATCGTATTCGTACACTGGCTTGTACTTACGGCCTACCTTTTCATAGAAGATTTTTTTCATCGAGCTTTCCACGCTTCTGCACGAGCCTTCATACCTTCTGGATCACGCTTATAATCTTCGATAGCTTCAGTCAATGCGTCAGTGATCAACTGATTGAAAGTGATGTCACGTTCGTGTGCGATCTTCATGTATTTGAGCAGTTCTTCATCTGAGAACTCTACAGGAACGCTGACTCGAGTGTCGTAGTCCTCGCCTTCACGAATAGCTAGACATTTTTGAATAAAGTCATCATCTACTTCTAAGGTAACATAGTCAGTATCATCCCAAGCAGTATCATCTGCACCAACAGGCAGAGCATACCCCTCTGCAAACATGCGATAGGCTCTGTTATTTCGATAGTCATGAGCCTGTACTTCAAAGACTTTTTGAGTGTCAGTATCAAAGATTACAGTAAAGCTGAATCCTTCCTGCTCACCATTCCAGCTGTCTAGGCTATAGACTGACTCACCATAACGATTATTATAGTAGTTACTGCCTTCAGTAATACGATAGTCGACAATTTCCATCCATTCTTTTAGAGTGATCATTTGATTAGTTCCTTTTCTCTTTGGGTTACAAAAACTTTAGTGCCAACGTTGCGAATACCATCTGCCAACTCTTGCGGCATATCATTTGCATACTCCGCTAATTGCTTTTGAGTTACGCTGGACCAAAAGGTCCATATCTCAGGAAAACGTTGCGGATTAGCTTTGGCCCTCATAATTAAATGATGTGCGGGCATATGATAGCTTTCGCCTTTAAGCGAAGCCCACATTTTCTTTTTGTCAATGTCGCTTAGATTAATGATACACTCAAACCCAAGCGAATCAAAGTATGCTAAGTAGAGTTGGCTTTTATCTTCCATACTGATATTATACACTAATTCAGCAGGTAAGTCAATGTATTATGGACTCAAAAATTTACTCAAAACTGTTTGGTTGAATAAACCTAAAATAGTCTTCGTCTTTCTTACTTCTGTTTAAGTCAGTATCTATTAACTTGTAAGCTGGTCGTAGTCCATGTAGTCTAGGAAAACTTAACATTTTGCTTTTAGAAGCATATTCTGGTATATCAAGTATATCGATAACCATTTCTTTTATGTGAGGTTTAAATTTATCAACACCCATAAAACTTGTTGGAAAGTCATAGTGAAGTTTAAAACTCCATTGTTGGAATTCTTTTGTATTGTAAAACTGTACCAATCCTGATTCTAGTACATCTTTAGGGAGATCTTTTGCTAAGTTCAAAACTCTAAGCATTAACGCATCCCAGGTAAAAACTATTTCATACCACCATACTAGAAGCGCCATATTGGTAATTGGCATGGGCGCCTGTTCTCCTACTTTAATAAGTAGCTCTGACACTTTAACAAGATCTGAACCTTTGGGGTTTTTGTAATGTAAATATGAACTTACTTCTTTTAGATTAATTTCTGAGTAGGGATCTTGTGAACCTTTATACTTTAAGTATTCTGTTTTTCCAAAAAGTTGATCAGCGCCTTCTCCCATAACTGTTATTCTATTGTCATTCCAATAGTAACTATGATCATATGAGGAAATAATGTCAAAGTTTTCTTTTCTAATAAAGTTATCCCATAACCAAGGGTTTTCGTCTATGCTTTCTTTTGAACAGCATATTTCCAGGATTTCACTTGCTTTACTGGCACCATAATAATCTATAAATGCGGCAAAAATTCCAGAACTATCTACACCTCCGCTGTAAAAAAGTCTAAACTTTTTTCCAGTTGCTTGATGCAACTTATCTAAAGTTTTCATTTGTTCAGCGGCACATTCCCTAAAGCTTAGATTAAAATTAGGATTAAACTCTGGTAAAGGATTGTAGCTTTTTACTGCAAACGGAAACTCTATTACTCCGCTTCTATCATGAAGAAATAAATTAGAATCAAAAGAACCAGCTAATGTTTTAAAATTGTCAATGCCTGGTATATCATTAAACAATGGATTTTTACTATGCAAAATAGGAAAAATTGAATAATATAATAATTGGTCAGTCATAGATACCAGCTGATAAAAATGTTCTTCTTATGTTTTCAATCATTTCAGATGATTCTTCAATTGTTGTTATTTTGTTTATCTTGTTCTTAAACATAGATGCAATAGTAAATGCTCTAAAATTATCTCTAAAAACAGATTCGCTTAATAAGGTTAATTCTTTCCTAGCAAATTCTTCAGTCATTTCAGTTAACTCGGCATATTCTTCTAATGCTCTACTATTAGATAATGCGTGTTGAATATAAATCTCGTCTCCGTGATTAAATCCAATTTTATTACTTAACAAATACGTTCTTTGTTGTTTGAGCAGTTCTTCATAGCAGGGTTTACGGACTCTGACTAATTTCATTTTTTCTTTTAGAACACTAAAGTTTTTTAAGCTTACGACTTTAGGCTTTCCTAGATCTAAAAATATTCCCATTTCTACGCCATTGTCTAGTTGTTCTTTTATAAAAGCAGCTACACCATTATTTTCAAACGTTTTTATATATCCGTCTATAAAACCAGACCGGAGGTTGTTTAACAAATAAACATCCTCCGATACAGCTACAATACATTTAGAAATGTGATCTTGTAGATAGTACAACATTATTTTTTATTAGATAATTTTTCTGGCCAATATTTCACCCAACGATCAAAAGTCTCGTTAGTTTCTTTTAGACTTAGATTGGCAGCAGGACAAAAATCTCTGTCGTATAAATTTTGTAGTTTAGGACCAGCTGCCGCTGAAGCTTTGGTAAAAATTTCATGTAATTCTTTAACTATGTTAGGATCTACATCTTTTCTAACATACATAGCGTAAGTTCCGATCATTCCTGCAGATCCTTTAAATCCTTGACTGTTGAACGATTTCATGTTTTTATAATCTTTAGTACCAGAGCTACCAATTACATTTAGTTTTCCTACTTCAACATGTTGCATTGCTTCGGCAGGTAGTTCAACATTGAGATCTAATCTACCAGCTAGTACTTCTAATGTTCCGGGAACAGTTCCTGCTGGAAAAGGAACAATGTCAACTTGAACACCGGGCAACATTATTTGTAATTCTCTAGCCATTGCTTCAGTTATACTACCTAAGTTGGCTCCAATAGTCAAACGTTCCTGTTTTCTAAGTTCGTCTAGAGTTTTGTATTTAGAACTTACTATTAGATAAGGCTGTCCTGAACATTCAATGAACGCAGGCTTAAAATCTTCTACTCTATGACTCTCATTTGGATAGTATACAGGTCTAGAGAAAAAGCTACTAGAGCTTGTTAAGATAGCCAAGCTGTTATGCTCTTGCACATGTCTTGCAGCCACGAAGCCGCCGGCTCCTGGTTTATTTTCCAATATGAATTTGTATTTTGTCTGTTGTTGGTTAGCTTCAGCTATGATCACTCTTACAAAGTTAGCTTGATTAGACCCAACTGAGAATGGCCAAACGATTGGAACTACCTGACTAGATGCAAATGCTGTTGATGCAAATAGCATCATAAAAATACTTAAAAGTTTTTTCAATTTAAACTCTCCTTTACGTTAATTATCAAAAATTTTTATATGGATCATTAATTGTGAACAAAAGAAAGCCTCCTTAATGGAGGCTTGAATTATAGTATAGCGTTTCTAAATATTAGAAAGGAAGTAAACTCTTTTTTGGATTTATAAATGTAGCGGCAGCTTCTGCGCCTTTGGCTCTTACATGGGGATCCGGACTGTTGAGCATTTCGTTTATCAATGCAGTCTTAGCCATGTTGCTCATAGTTTGATCACGGCTAATGCTTTTTTCTACTTCTGGATTTGTAGCGCAACCTGCTAAAATCAACACAGATGCTAATAACAATGTTTTCATATTATGTTTCTTTTAATTTAAATTTAATGTCTTTGTGTTTAACTATGATAAACAACAATACTTTACCGTCCACTTGCATAGGCAAGTCCAAATGAATTGTTACTTCAGGACCGTCGATATCGTTGATCTTACGGTCATTACCTACAGTACCTACAAAAGGTATTTTCTTGTAGTAACCAAACACTCGATCACCCATATCCCAAACAGGTTTATGTCTATTATTATTAAAATAATCTGCTAATGAAGGCATAATATTATTTAGTAACGTTGAACTCATTTACAGTAAATGTTCCCTTGCCAGAAAATGCCTCCATACCAAGTTGCATGGAGTGCAGATAATAAGTCGAAGGGAGTAAGTTTCTTGTAATGATGTAATCGAAAAACGGCTTTAAAGGAATAGATCCTTTGAAATATCTATTTTGAGATACAAAAGCCAAACTAACCAGTCGTTGTCCGTTTACACTTGATTCCCAAAACTCTACCCAATAGGTATTACCGTTAACTACGATTGTATCGTATAAGTTTTGTGGGCTGTTGCTCAACGGATGCAAGTTAATACCCATTTCAACTAACGGAGCACGATCCATAAACTTAGTTGAACTAGGATCTACTGCAAAGCTATAGAATGTTTGAGTGTATCCAGAATAGTTAACTTCTACATCATGATGGACTGTGGCATTACCAATCTGTGCAATGTTAATAGGATCAAGGGATTTAGTGCCCATCCAGGAATGGGGATTGCTAAATCCTGCATCTGGAGTATAGGTAACATTGGTGTAGGATCTTACAGCATCGCTACCTGGAGTAGTAGGCCATTCAATATCAAAGACAGCTTTAATACCTGTAGTTGTTAGACTGGCAGACTTAATGCACGTAGTCCAATCTAACAAAGATTGTTTATTCCAAGTATTAGTTGAAGCAGTATAGTTACCTAGAGTTTTAGTGTAGTCGTTACCGCTCCATGGATTAGGAACGTTTTTTGTTGCACATCCGCTAACTACTTCAGGCAATACGACTACTGGCGCACTTTCTGCAACTGGCGCACCTCCGCCTCCTCCGCCGCATCCTGCTAACAGCAGAACAGATAATAAAATGCCAGTGTACTTCATTTAGGGTTTCTCCATTCTTCTTTAGCTAACTTGGCTTCATGCCAGATCTTTTTAAGTATTTGCCAAACGGGATTCCAAAAGAAACCTAAAGCAAACCCATAGGCAAACGGGCCAATCCAGTTTATAACGTCTGTCACAGTCGTACTTTTCTTAATGTGTAGTTAAGCCAGATCAATGCGGCAGTGATTATGGCCCAGAACCAATCTCCTGAGGCAAGATTAATTAGTAGCGTCTGTACTAAGAATCCAATAACGAACCATGTGATAGCATCCTGGTTGCTAACATACCAATTTTTAATATAGCTCATTCACTATCTCCTTTTTCGTTGTAAATTTCATATCTATGTTCTGCATAGTTCCAATGTCTAGTATCATAGAACTGTGCTCTAAGGGCATAACTAAACAGACCTAGTCCTACTGTTAGTCCTGCGTGATCTGTGCGTACTGAAAATCTAGTTTCTAGTTCAACAATAGTTTCACAACGATAGACTTCAATTTCCCATGCTTTGTGTTTGAATAACTTTCCGCCCCATGATCGAAGAGGTTCAAATCGATCACTCCATGGATTGTTGATTACAAAGTTTAGAACTAACATTTTAATCTCCGCAGTCTATGCGCCATGGGCATCGGACTAACATCATTGTTGAACAATCATCTTCGCCCCAACATGCCGGAGCTTCATTGCCACGGCGGGCTTTAATCTCTTCAAGTATTATAACACGAAACTCGTGCTTTGCAAGTCCTTCGTTGCTCATTCGGGCTTCTTTATCTAACAGTTCTTGCATTGTTGTCATACACAATTATAACACAAAAGAAAAGGGCCGTCAAGGCCCTTGTTCTTCTTTTTAGTTTACTTACCAACGTTTACATTAGTGCCTGCACCAATCACCAAAGTGTTACCCTTGAATGTTGCAATAGCCTTAGCTGTCTCAAGAGCCGCATCGGCTTGCTTCATACGAGCCTGTGCATCCATGTACTGAATAGCGCCTGCGTTTTGTGCAAGAGCCGCAATTCGTCGGGCTTCTGCTTCGGCAGTCTTAACTTCAATTTCTTTCTGCTTGAGTTCATTCTTTGAACGAACCAATTCGTTAGCACTTGCTACAACTGAATCAGCAGGGACTACGTTACGAATCAACACTTGGCTGATAGTGATACTACCGTCCAACTTTTCTTCAGCAAGATTTCGAATAACTTCTTCTTTGATAAAGTTCTCCATATCGCTACGATTGTCAGCCATATCCAATGCCTCGTACTTACGAGCTGCCTTGTAGATAGCGTTACGAGAATTTTGAACAATGTAGTTATACATTACGTAGGTATCGCCTTTGAACTCAGCGTGGAAACTCTTGTTCTTAGTTGAATACAATTCGGACACTTGTTGTGGATTAATGTTATAAACAACTACAGCATCAAAGTCCTTCATTGTGCTGTTATCTTTGGCAACCGGAGTCATATTCTCCAATGTTACATTGACATCCTTGATCGGAAAAGTCAATACATCGCCGATCAATACTTGATTGAACGAGCCAGGCAGCAACTCACCTGATTGAACTTGTTTGTCAAAGCCAACTCGAACTCCAACCTCACCAGTCTCAATTCGAGTACAAGCAGAAGTCAATGCAACTGCGCCAATAATCAAACTCAATTTAACAATACGATTCATGTGTAACCTCAAAATAACATTACCAAAATAAACATTAGCACAATTGCTACTGTTGAACTAATTATAGCATACAAACCGGCTTTTGTAAAGTCCAACGCCTGTTTTCCTGACATCTTTTGAACTGCTAGGATTGCCAACCATGTCAATCCTGTTAGCATCAAAAACAGAAAAATAACTCTAATCATTGTTTAGCCTTTAGTTGGAAAGGGCCATGCCGCTGAGTGAGCCGATGCTACAAAGGTTGGTCTAACGGGCTTTGGCTCATAACGATAGCGTTCTGGAGTACCGTCTTCTCGATCTTGTGTACCAGCATCAAATCCATCTTCATACGCAGTAGTTTCACGGTAGCCAAAATATTCGCTGTCGTTAAATCCTTTGTCATAGAAGCCATCACTGTAGCCTTTGCTGAACGGACCGTGATTAACCTTGGGTTCTGGAGCAGGTGCTCGAACAGTTTCAGTACCATTGGCGTTGCCCTGAACTGAACGATCAAAAGCCTTACTCGGTTCTACACCCAACTCACCGATAACTTCATAGCGGCAAGCACGGCCTTTAGCACCACTGTAGTCACTTGGGATTGAAACAACATCGGCCGGATCAATCTTGACAATAACAGTTCGACTGTCACTGCTACCAAAGTGATCCAAATAGCTCATACCGCAGAAGTGCAGACCAGTTGAGCAAGTTTGATCCTTGTTGTCATCAACTTTGTAGCGTTCCATTTCCACAACAGTACCTGGAGCATTGTTCATAGTACCTGAATGGATATCCAAAAAGTCTTTGCGGACTTTCTTGTAGGCCAAGAAGTGACCATCTGGAGTGATTGGTAAGTTGTTCTTTTCCAAGAAGCCATAGAGTTCGTCCACTGAACGCTTACTAGGGTTCTTCAACAGGTTGTGCATGAACAACGCCATTGGCTCAATGCTGAAGCCTTCTTCCAACATGGAGATCATACGTGTAGCCATAACGCCTGCAAAGGGTTCACCTTTCCAGTAGAGCGTATCACCTTTGATACTGATATTGCCCTGACCGTAGTTTAGAACAACCTTAACTGGATCGATAATGTTTTTAACAGTATCCCAATCGTTGTCTATAATGGCGTCAACTACCTTTTGATAACTGACATGTGTTTTGGCCACAGTGTGCGGTTTGCTGTCAATGACCACTGTGACATTGCTGCCTTGAATAATATACGGATAACTCATTTTAGATTCCCTTTTTTGAATCGATAAGATTTACATACTCAGCGATATCGCTCGCTTCAACGCGGTAAGTGCTCAGGTTGTTCAACAAAGGATACCTACGGACCACTTCGTTAAGTTGTTGTTGATATTTTACAGTCAGCGCATCTGGGCTAAGGTTAGCGTTTGGTGCAAACTTGCGGAATAAGTTTTTCATATTATACTGGTTACCAGTAAACTTGTCAACACCTTTAAACTCCAAAATCATCTTAGTGTATGGGCTGTTGGCATCAATTTTATCCACTACACCTTTTGGCAAGTCAAAGATATCTCTATTGTCCAAATTAGCTTTAACCAAACTCATCAACAGTTTACTTACGTCCTTGCCATTCAGCTTGGCTGCAATGTGATCCTCAAAGTTAATCCAATTCTTCATCTTCTTAACTTCTTCAATGTCAGCTTTACGAACACCGTAGATAGTGCCATTGAACAGGCCCGGCATGCTGTTTACATCATCGTAGAGTTCTTTGCCGCTAGTATAACCTTTGGCACTGAGCATTTGGAATCCGCTCAATGGCACATAGTAATGGGTTACGGCAGGATCAAAAGCACCTGCTTTACCGGCATCACGCCAAACCATATCTTCATCTGTGCGACGATAGTTGTAACCACCTTGACTACGCTTCTCCAACTTGAGAATACTCACGTTGCGACCCAAAGTTTCACGTTCACGTTGCTTCAATGTACTTGCGGCAAAGCGTCGAGCAGTAGGAGGTTCTTGGATACCGGCAAAGAATGCCTTAGTATCCATGTCTTTGGTCTTGTCAGCCTTTTCCAGAATCCAAATAACACGACTGTAAACATCGCAACCAGTTTCCTTGTAGTGATAACGAGCACGTTCACTTGCACCGGTCTTCAAGTCGTTAATAACAAAATGACTGTCGGCATCGACGCCTACATGCCATTCTTGCCAAGTGATATAATGTCCGTTGGCATCTTTAGCATGATTCGGAGCATACTCAGTATGACTCTTGTTGTTACTGACAACTTTACTACCACGGCTCTGTCGCAGTTGTTTGATTACAATGTTGTAAGTAGAGGCCAAGTCTTCAACTTTGAAATCAAAGCGAGCCAAACGGTTGTACTGTTTGTCATTGTAAGTAGGCAGGGCAGTGTCTGTAGCATACTTGGCCACAGCCGCAGTCCAAAGGCGATGCTCTTTCTTCTTGTACAAGAACACAGCACGATCCCAAAGGTTCTCAATAGCATCTGCTTCCTTAGCAAGGACCAATGTCAGTGCGGCATTGACCTGCTCCAACTTTCGGTTAATGGCTGCAACGGTTGACGGAATGTAGCTAAGACCTTCGCGGCTTGCTTGGAAGTCCAATTCGCCAATATCAAAGTGCATTTCCAAACCACAACTCAACAATGCTCTCAACTCAGGATTGATAGATTGATCAGCGGCTGGTACATCAATCGGGTAAGCAATATTGCCCATAACGGCTGCACTACTACTGCTAGTCTTGAAACTATGCACACCGGGAACAATGTCTCGGCTTTCATATTCAGCATCAACAAAACTAAAGTCTCCGTTGCCCGAAACAACTGGACGGAGTGCAAAGTGTTTGTACACAATGCGGGCCTCTTGACGGAACTTGTCAAAGTCGTAGCGACTGGTAACTGCAAACTTAACTTCAACACCTGCTGGTTCGTCAGTAGCTTCTTCCATCATCTGTGCAATGCTGGGCACACCGGCTTCGTTAATGAAAGCAGTGTAGATACCTTTGCGGCCGTTTTGGATAGCAGTTACAGTGAAGTTATCAGTGTAGCTAAAAGGAGACTTAGAACCAAGACCAAGAGCGCCGATGAAGGCGTTGCTATTAGTCTTAGTACTTTCAAAGTAGGTTGTATAAATGTTGGTAACTTGTTCATGTGAAAGTCCAGTGCCATAGTCACGAATACTGAAGTGCGGTTCCAATGTGTTAGGCAAATGCACATCAAACGGTGTAGTGGCATTGCCAGCTGCCGCATGACTGTCCACAGCGTTGCAACTGAGTTCTCGGATCACTGCTCGGATCTTGTTGGCATACAAGCCCGATGAAAGAATGGAAAATGCTTTGGCTGAGTTGCGAATACGGAACTCGCCAATCTTGCCGACGTTAGAAACAATAGCTTCGTTAGCAGGAGCATTGTTGAGGATCATTTGGAACCTTTCTGTGTGTGTTTGTTACGCTATGTATCTATTATAGCGTCATTCACAGAAATAGTCAACTAAAGATTAACCAAAACTGAACATTCCGTTGCCAAATGTTTCCACTTCTTTAAATGTATAATCATATGTTAATGCATTATGTTGTACAATGTTTTTTTCAACAATTGGCCTAAGATGCTCTTGTCCGCACAACAATCTTTCACGGCATAGATCCACGTTATCCTGCATCATATCAACACCAAAGATGGAGCTCAGGGCTTGCTCAAATGTTGAACCATTTTCAATCTTTCTAATCAATACTTCGCTAAGAAACTGTCCGTCACCGCAACTGTTATCTATAAAAGATTTATTTGGATCTGTAAACACTTCTTGCGGGAACTCGTCCAATATAACCATAACCAATTTAGTAGGAGTAAACACTTCTTGAGTAGCTTTCACTCGAAGTTTGTTACGATCTACTCCGCTCATATACTCACGGTTACGACAGTGTGCAATTACTTGTTCTAAAGTCATTTGAATGAGTCCTCAATTGTTTTGATTTGTTTCTTTGTCAAGTTAAAGATTTTGTAAAGATCCTGATCTGTAAAAGTCTTGTCAATAACAATCTTTGGAACCCAAGTAATTTGCGGATTGTCAAGAGTTGTGCTAGTTCTAGTTCTCTGTAAAATCCAAGAGACTAGTTTACTATGCCAAAAGCTTTTATACCAAATTAGTGCTTGCTCTGCTTCTGCTTGTGTAGCAAACTCAGCAAAGACTCTATAACCTGTTTGACTTTTATAGTTAGGCTCCATAACTTTGAGTTGATTCAAAGGAATGATTTCAAAGTTTTCTTTACGATACGAAGTCATAATTCGCCAAGCATTTGTATTGCCTTTGCCGCCTCCGTGAGTTTTCCAAGGAGTAGTTGGCTTGAGCTTGTGCAGAATACTCAACTCGTCAGGATTGACAGTATACAAAATTGTTTTGTCAAAATCTAAAATATCAGTTTTATAGCCTGTGTCGCTGTCAATTAGTTCAATTTTACCGACATGACCTTTTCTACAAAAAACTGTGCAGGTTTTAACTTTGGCAGTTTCAAATGTATCATAGGGATTAATTACAATTTTGTAAACACCTAGTTTCTTTAAACTGGCTCGCACACTCTTACCTAACTTGTTGTCAGGTTGTGTAAACCAATTTGCTTGAATAACAAAGAATGTAAATTCGGGAGGATTCGTTGCAAACTGCTCTAAGAATAATTGATAGATTGGATTTCGGCCGGCTGACCCATCATTGTAAGGAGGGTTACCAACTGCAATGTTTACATTCATAGTAAGTTGATCTGCCAAGGCTTGTACTTGATACTTGCCTTTTAATTTTCTTTTATTTATTGCATAATCTACTGCTATAGAATCTTCTTCAAATCCTCTTACTCGTTTGGCAATGTCTTTGTCCTTCACACCAAGTTTAGACATACGTTGTTCAATTGCACTGACAATTTGACCTCCAGCAATAGCAGGATCATGAATAGTAACTGTTGGATCTATTAGCATGTTAACTGGAATCTCATTGGTTATTAGTTCTGTAATAAAGTGCATACCAAACTTCAATCGATCTCTCATGACTTGTCTTTCTCTAAGAGACGTACCATATTTGTGTTGATAATGTTGCGCTCAAAAAGATCATTGATAATCTCAAAGTCAATTCCAAAGTGCTTTCTCACTTCTTGTTGTTTGATTTTGTCTTTGCTGATCTTCTCAATTGCTTCTTGTATTGTAACAGAATTCGAGCCGTATGTCAAGATGTCAAGATTCTCAACCAAAGTGGTAATCATCTTTTTGGCTTCGGCTAGCGTTTTGATAGGTGCAGTTGCCTTTGATGTTGATCCATTAGAGGAAGCTTGTCCATTTCTAGTTTTACCAACTGCGGCCGCGGCTGTTTTGGCAGCTTTGTAGACATCAGCATTGCCAGCAGCCAGTGCTTGGATTTCGGCTGCTGTCAATTTGGATAGGTCACTGATCTTACCAATTACACGACTTAACCGTCCGTTTTCGATTAGTTGTTCAAGATACTCATCTCTAAAGATTTTGACAGAGCCATCCGCAGTGCATCGGAAGATGTCCAAAGTTTTAAGAACTTCTGCAAGAGCTTGCCTAATATCTTTGTCATGTCGCTTTTGATAGTTCTCAGCTGTGATTAATACTAGGTCGTCAAACTTGTCATCCCTGTTAGGGTCAAAGCTAAGACTAACAATGCGTCCAATTTTGCTTTCGGTATGCGGAGTAAGTGCTCTGCTGATCTTTTGGATAGTAGCTCCTGCATCACCTGCATCATAAGCCAAATACAATTCTGTAATCTCTCCAACTGAGAAACTACGTTGTGCCATACCTGCACTTAGAATAAGAACATTTTGATTGTTGCGTTTGGCTTTATCAATTTCTTCTTTGACTTTAGATTCTGCTGTACGATTTTCCATTTCATCGCCAGACACTGTGACAATGCTGTAACCTTTTAGCGCATCTTTAGCCATTTTACTAACTGTAGCAAGATCACCGTTGGCAATGCCCATGCTTCCAGGAAGGAACATCATAGCAACACGTTGATCAGGTACTTCATTAGTCTGTAGATCAATATTCAAATTGTCTAGTCCGTGCTTCCCTTCAAAGACTGACTGTAAGATGTTAACCCAAAGACCTTTAGCTTTAATAGGCTTGGCTGCAAATTTACTCCAGCTGGCCAGCTCTTCTCTGTTGAGGTTTGGATTTTGTTCTAGTGTTAGATCAACAGCGGATTTCAAATCCATCTGATACAATTCAATATCAACAACTAAGTTATGTCGCTTAGGGTCTACTTTAAAATGCTTTAGTCTAGTAGCAGTGTCTTTGCTTTTAAGTTTCTTTTCAATAACTAGTTCTGGATACGTTACGCTCAAGAAGTGATCAGGCACCCAAGTGCTGACTGCCTTGTCACTGTTAGTGCCAGTCATAAGAAACAGTACATCGTCCAGATCTATTGCATTTTGCAAAGGCAATACTTGTCCTTGTTGATGAACTCCATAGTCTGCTTCATCAACAATGATCAATCGTTGTTGTGTCTGTGCAAACAAAAAGTCGATCTTTTCCTGGCGGCGGCCGCCGGCACACATACTTAAAAAGGCAACCACTTGTTTGTTTTGAGCAAGTGCCGAAGACACTACTTCTTGATAGTCTGGATCAGCAGTATCGATAAGCACGTAGTCTTTAAACTGTTCAAATCCACTTAGGTCTTTTTCAAAGCTTGTAAAGCTAGTTAGCACATAGCTGACAACCACTGTGAGTTTGATTTCAGTTTCTTTGATCAAGACCCCTGAAAAGATTGTCTTTCCAAAACGAGCGCACAGTTCAGCTAAGAATATGCGGTCTCCCAATTTAATTTTATCTAAGGTCTCTTCAGCTGCCGATGCTTGATTCCGTGTCAAGCCAACAAGAGGCAAAGGTTGATCAGACTTCTTTAGAAAACTGTCAACTCGTAGCTTAACTTCACTAGCCGACAGTTCATGGATTTCTCCAGTGCTGCCTTTTCTAAAACCAATGTATGGTCTAATATAGTCATCCATACGACTACGTTGGTAATATCGATTTACCTTCTTAGCTAGTTCTGTTACATCCCAAATAGTTACTAATTGGATAGTACCGTCTGAGATCAAATCTTTCCTAACGCCTAAAGAACTTTTAATGCGTTTCCAAACTTCTTTCTCAGGATCTTGGTCGCTAAAGACCCAACGCTCTCCAAACTTGCACTCGTCAGGCTTGTCTTTTTCATACCAAAGGTAGCAGTACATGCGATCCATTTTATTCTCCTGACTCTTCTTGTTCAAGTTTAAAGCATTCAGCTTCAGTTATTGTGTCAAAAGGATCCGATTGATAAGCACAATTTCCAAACGGATCATTGAAGTAAACGTAATACTTGCCGTTGTCTTCTCGAATTTTAAGCTCATCCATACAGTGTCCTTTTCTGTGTATATGCTATTATACAAGAAAAAACAATATATGTCAAGTATTGATGTTAGAAACCCAAATGCACTTTTTCGTTTATGTTTGGATCAAAATCTTTAACAATACGTTTTATTATATCGTATTGTTCTCCAGGATTTTGTTTTTGATTTAAGTTTTGGGCGATCTTATCGTTGAGCCCTAGCAACCTCTGCTCCATATCGCCTAGTTCAAAGCCAAACTTAGATTTAAGATCGGAGTTGAATAAATGCAGATGTGCTTTAATATCTCCATGTCCATCATGACATGTATGATTAAAGTTTGTGTTGACGTTAAATGGAAATTTTCCAATTACTGGAAGATTGTTCCTGTAAAGGTTTTCAAATTCTGGTAGTTGGTCTGATGCTTCATAACCAAAGTCTGGACTAGCTTGGTAGTCATAGAATGTAAACTGATAACCAATATTAAACATTCTATTAGCTGATATAATAGCTGTAGAATTTTTAACAATGTCGTTATTCCAGTGCCAGTGTTTGTTAATAAAAGATTTATCGAATCTAGGATTATTAAAAACACTGCCTCCATCGCCCCATGCTGTAGTGAATCTATCTTCTCTAGTCCAAGTGCTCCATTGCACTAGAATCAAATCTCGATCCGTAAATTTGTTCTTTAAATCGCACTCTAGCATTTTGTGCATTATAGCAACATTGCCAATGCCTTCTTTGCCCCAGTTGTAAACAGGAGGAGCATTCTTACAGTAACCTACTATGTCAGCCCATGTAGGCCATTTGTATTTTGTAAAACTGCAACCAAAAATAAAGATTCTATCGTAATTCATAAAAATATTTATTTAGGTCAAAAGAAAGCCCGGACTAATCCGGGCTTTGTTCAAAATGCATCGTAGTAGTGAAAAGTCTTTTCTTTGACTCGATCAAGTACCACACGATCACCATCGGCATTGACAAATACAAACTTACCAGCTTGCGGATCAATTTGTTTTAGATCCTCTTGAGTAAACCTTGCACCTTCCCAATTCCAGTCTGCTTCAAACGGATCGTCTGCATCAGTAACAGTGTTGTTAGACTTTACATCTTCATAGACTTTATAGTCAATGTTGATGCGATTGGTCAGAGGGTTACCTACCCAAACATCCGATTCAATCAAGTCATTTGGAATATCCAATCCTTTGACTTGCAGTCCAACCTTGTATCTGCTTTCGCCGCTGAACTCCGGCTTGGCATTCAGCATACGCATTGCTTGGCTAGCAGTTTCATTGTATCGATTCATTTCTTCAACCAATGCTTTCAGCATGTCAAAGTTGAACTGATCAAACATAGCAGCCACACGGCATACGCTTTCAGTTTGAGAAAGGTTCTTCAAATTGTCTTGGCAGTATTCAATAATGAAATCCTGCTCCAAACCTTTGAAGTCCAACGAGTAGAAGATACGACCAGGACGGTTACGCATATGGCTATCAATGCGCCACTTGTCATTACAGGTCAGAATAAACAATTTCTTGCTTGGGTAGACACCGTCCAACAGCGTCAGCATCTTTTCCTGATCATCCTTGTCATAGACTTTTTCGAATTCGTCAAACAAGATCACAGTAGGTTGTTCAATCATCTGCATGAAAGCATTGAAGCCTTCACCGCACCATGGCTCGTTGATAACGATAGTTGGCACTCCTGCATCGGCAGCTCTGACTGCCAGCATCTTAGCCAACAGAGTCTTGCCAGAACCTTTTTCACCTGTAAGCAGTACACCAGTAGATGCAGTGCGGTCATTGAATGTGTTGAGGATACGGTCAGTGTTGCGAACTGTGTCACCGTAGATTTTGCCTCGCACTTCAAAATTTTCAATTGCTTCCAAATAGAAGCAACCTGCCATCTTGTCGAACTTGACAGTGTAAGTTCCTGCTGGCAAGGATTCGTGTAGGTCCATAGCCTCTTTGGTAGAGACGTTGAATCGTGTGCCAGATTTCAAAAAGTAAGTCATTTAACTAAGCCTAAATGTTTGTTGCTATGCGAGTATTATACAATAAAAACAAGGGCCTGTATAGACCCTTGTTACATCTTATTTGCGAGAGTTAGCTCGAACTTCATCAAAGGTTATTTCTTTGACAAGTTTACCATCGCAGTAGACAGTTTCCAACATGTTGGTGTAAGGACCAAAGCCACGATCACTCCAACCTTTTGGTTGATCAACTGCACTGACCCATTCGCCTCCACTCTTCCAAAGAGTAACGCAACCTGCTTTGGATTTCTTACCTGGGTCGGTAATAGGATCCTTTTGATATTTTATTTACACAAAAAAGCCCAGGGCTTAACCATGGGCTTCTCTGTATTTTACTAATGCTAATTGCCTAGCTAAAAATAGTTTCCAACGAATATGTTCGGGCAGTTCTTCATCGTTATCAACGATTTTACTATCCTGAACTAATTCTGGACGGCGATATGAAACGTGAAGGGCTAATTCTTCACAGAAACAATCTTCGCCGTCTTCAAGATCACTTCTTAGCTGGAGCTGCGTCAGCAGGCTTTTTGTCGTCCTTTTTAGCGGGAGCGGCTTTGGCTTCGCTTTTAGTGTCTGCTTTGGCAGCAGGTGCGCTGGGTGCAGGAGTACTAGCAGCTGGAGCCGGTGCAGTAACAGCAGGCTTAGCTTCCACTTTCTTTTCTTCTTTCTTAGCTGGTGCTTGAGCAAAAGCAGTAGCGGCAAACATAGTAGCGATTAAAGTTGCGATCAATTTCATGATAAGTTTCCTTTTTGGTTAATGTAGAAATTTATATCCTACATATATATAACGCGGTAGCCCCTTTAATCGTTTACACAATATTATTTAATTTGTGTCCAAACACGTTCACGTATTTGCTTTGTTAGTGCATCCGGTAATGGAACATAGTCTAAATCTATGGCATCCTTTTTACCATTCTTAAATGCCCAATCAAAGAACTTTAATACTTCATCGCTAGTGGCTTTGTTTTTTGGCTCTTTGTACATAATGATAAAACTTGCTGAACTGACAGGCCAGGCATTAGGATTCTTTTGATCCACAATACTCAATCCCATACCCGGAATACTGAACCAATCAGCACCATCGGCTGCGGCAGCAAATGTTAAATCATCTGGACTTACATACTTGCCTGCTTTGTTTTGTAGCTGTAGAAACACCATGTTGTTCTTTTTAACATAGGCATACTCTACATAGCCAATTGATCCTTTGATACGGTTCACGTTGGCTGCAACACCCTCATTGCCCTTGCCACCTACTGAATTGGCAGCTGGCCATTTGACTGCGGCACCGCGACCCACACGGGCCAACCATTCAGGGCTTACTGTGCTTAGATAGTCTGTCCAGTTGAATGTAGTGCCACTTCCATCAGCACGATGCACAATGGTGATTTCAGTGTTGGGCAAGGCCTTGCCCGGGTTTAATGCTGTTAATTTTGGGTCATTCCAACGGGAAATCGTGCCCATAAACACTTCAGCCATTACAGGCCCTGTGATGCGTAGTTCTCCGGGCTTGATGCCGTCTAGATTGATCACGGGCACTGTGCCGCCTATGATTGCGGGGAACTGCACTTGGCCTTGCTTATCTAAGTTCTCGCCACTTACGGGTGCATCTGTAGCGCCAAAGTCCACTGTGCGAGCATTGATTTGACGTATGCCGCCCGATGATCCAATTGATTGATAGTTTAGTGTTCGGCCAGTAGCGTTCTTGTATCCTTCGGCCCATTTAGAATAAACGGGGAATGGAAAGGTAGCACCCGCACCCACCATGTCCGTAGCACCAGCTGTGATGGCCACAGAGGCCAGTAACATTGACAGTAATCGTTTCATGTAAGTCTCCTTGTGTGTTTGTTCTTACACAATATTTAAACTCAATATGATTACAGTTGTGTTACAAACAGTGCGTTTTGGCTCTTTTGAGCATCACAGTATGTGCTTACAGCTCTTTCTAAACTGAAAACCAGTACAGGTACAGCTGGGTCTAGCGCCCATAGTAACAGTATAAATCTCACCCTTTGAACCCTTGACGGTCTTAGTTTGATTGGTGTCAGTGTGCGTGTATGCTTGCCCATTGATTGAAATGATCCATGCACGAGGTATGACCCGCACGGGCCAGTCTGCAATGCCCGTGCTGAGTGCAATAGCGTCCTCGCCAACATGCTTTAAATGCACAACCTCGCCCTGATATTCAACAGTTTCGGGAACGGCAAACTGCCATAACTCTTTACGTGCCCATTGGGGATTACGAACAACAACCTGCATAAGAGATCCTCTGTAATAACAATAACGATAGCCTATTATAGCAGAGAATAAACTGTGTGTCAACCTATAAATATCTGTATGCAATTGAGCAAACAACAACAAGAAACTTATAACGATCTAATGACGATATTAAAAACACAGGGCAAGCCCTATTTGTTTGGTTGGTTGTTGGGCGTAATTATAAGTTTATCAACACACGATCCAAACTTACGCAGACGGATCAAAAAGAAAGCAACAGAACAGTAAAGGCCCCGCTGCGCTATACTATATGATCTTGCTCAGGTATTCTACGTAGTGTAGGATCAATCATCAAAGCCCAAAACTCCATTGACTCGTGTATATAGAACCTAATGACTCCTGGAACAGCAGAAGAGCTCATCCAACCTAAAGGAGCAACAGCAGTCCATAACTGCTCTTGTGTAATAGAGTCAGCAGTAGATTCATAACAGCGTATATACATGCACGTATATATCAATTTTGGCTGTGTTAACGTATAGGCCCCGCTGTGCTCTAGTGTATATACTGGTATAGCTAAAGGCCCCGCTGCGGATATGTATACGTGTATTGACTGTATATAGATAGATGCGCTAGGGTGAGGCACAGTAAAGAGGCTGTGTGGATAACCCCTGAGAGGCCTGTGGATAACTGTAGAATAATTGTCGAGGCCTGTGTAAAGACTGTTGATAACTGTAGAAAAACTGTGTATAGACTGTGGATAACTTTGAAAATTATTGATTTTTATTCAGAGTATTTTAACTATGCCTGTCTGCCCCTCACTGTAAAAAAAATTTTCTACTGTATAGCGGCCGCAGACCTGCCTGAAAATGGCGCATAATCCTGATTCTGTTGCACTTTTTTGCACTTTATCACACTGTGACCTTACTGTATATACTGTGTGACTCTACTGGTCTGATATATACTGTATATACACTGTGTACGTCTTAGCTCTATACACTAGCAGTACGGTGTCAGAGTGTGTTAGACTCTTGTATATACACTGCACTACCGGGAGATCACTATGCATGACTTTAATCTACTAGCACACTTTCGATATCCTACACACTTTGCCTATGTATTTCAGCATGAACTATCAGGTCAAATACACTGTTTAAAATACAATCAGCGATCAATAGACTGGACCTACTATGCATATGAGCAGTGGGATCAATGTAAAGAATATATGATCGAGGCATTACCCCAGGGAGTTTGGGGATTTACTCCTGATTCAGAATAAAAAGTTATTCACAAAGTTATACACAATAGCTGTTGATAACCTGTGGATAACTTTCTGAGATTTCAGCAGGGGTCAGCCAGCCATTGTGGTAATACTTTTGTGTTAAGGTAAAACCTTTCGCGCACCCTCGCCGTCCATCCCGCTTTATAGTGCTTCGAACCTTTCTTGTTCAGCTGTGCTGTTTTCTTATTATGCATTAATTATAGCACCGTTTGGCTCAACCGTCAACCGGTAACCCTATAACCCTTAAGGGCTTTGGGTCTTTGATTGCGCTGTGAGCCAAAAGACAGTACAATATACACTTAAACAGCAAAAAGGAACACAATGCAAAACGTATACACTGCAAACACTGCAAAAGCTAAACTTGTGTTTAACAAACAAAAAGAAACGTATACTATTGTTATAGCTTTTAACGTTACAGAAACTAACGCAAACGGCAAACTAAAGTTTCCGCCTCGTGCTAAATGCGACTTTGTTAGCGGAGAATTTGTATACGAAAGTTTGCAAGCAGACAAAGAACGTATACTTTCAGTTGCACACAAGCAACTGCGTACAGATTTAATAGAATTTGTTTAATTTAACCCTACAGCCTGTAAGGGCTTTTTATAGCGCATTTGACACTGTAGCCAAAATGCGTTATAATAAGTTTTTAACAAGGAGCACAGTATGCAAGACGCTATTAGCACAAAAGATAAACTAACTAGTTTAATGTTGCAAATGCAAGACATTATTATGCAAGATTATGAGGATAATGTGGATATACAAGATGCATTTAATGCATTAGCAAGTGCTTTTGATTATTATATAGATGAAGAATAATATTATATAATAACAAAGACCCTGCGATGTGTAGGGTCTTTAGTTGACAAGCTAGCCAAAAGGCGCTATAATAGAAGCTTAAACAGTAACAAGGAGCTGATCATGGCAAAAGGACTTTTTCAATTCATCGGTGTGTCGCGTCATCCCAATGGTGAAGTGGCGGTTCGTTACGCTAACGATGCAGGTCGTGTGCGTGTGCTGGCTCGCAATGGTCACACTGACATTGAGTTTATCGAGCTTGAGCGAGCAGAACATGTTGAAGAAGCAATGTCTGCACTGATGGACTTTGTTGAAGACAACGAGCGTATCGATCTGTTGGATGTAGTGTTCAACGAAGCAGAACGTGTTGGCTTTACTTTTTAAGGAGACTGTATGCGATACTATGACGAGATTGGCTCTTTTGAGCGGGACGGGTTCTTTATCATCGTAGACAAGAGCTATGAGGACATTGATCCCTGGGACCAGCTTTCAGAGTGTTTTGATGACAGAAAGCAACTGTACGCAGACATTGAGCGTGGCAAGTACGATTGGTTCATGTTGCGTGTTCGTGCTATGCTAGACGGGCACGAGCTGGGCTGCTCTTACTTGGGCGGTTGCTTGTACGAAGACGCTCGCGAAGTGCTGACAGATGGCACTGTTGAAGATCAGCTGATCGAAGTGTTGTTCGAAGCTCGCCAAGAAGTTAAACGATTACGGGAGAAGTTTGATGCGATTGCCCTTTAATGAAGTACTACAGTGGGCAGGCACTGCCTGCTTCATGGTTATGTATACAACTATGAGCTTCTTCAAAGAACTGCATACACTGCAATTAATTGCCGGATGCATGGGCGGAGCACTGTTTTTGGTGTGGTCGTTGCGTGTTGCAAATAAACAACAGACCATTGTTAACGTTACCGGAGTAACCATTACGCTCATAGGGTTATATAAAGCACTTGGTTGACACCCTAGCCAAAAGGTCGTATAATACATACATAGACAACAAAGGAGCTGATATGCGCGATTACACTGTGAAGCTGTTGGAAATGATGGACGAGGGCTTGATCTCTGCAGAAGCTGTGGCAGAGATGGCTTTGGCCTACATGAGCGAAGATGACGTCAAAGACATGGTGCGAAGCAACGATCTTATGCCTTGGATGGAAAACGACGAAGAGGATGAAGACGAAGAGGAAGAGTGGACTCCGGACAATGCGGACTTCAACGATCCAGGTTCACGCCATCACTATTAAGGAGCGACTATGAAACAAGACTACACACTGTATATCTACAAGGCAGACAAGCGGTGTAAGGCAGGTGAGCGCCTGTTCTCTACAACTGTTTGGACTGGCACTGACGACAACGGTATGCGCCGAACTGTGGCAGAGCTGTTTGATCTCTATCCGCCCAGCAAGGGTTGGCGCTTTGATTGGACTCCCAGCATGAAGACTGTTCGCAACTTAATGTCGGGCAAAGAGATCCAGATCCCGCATGACACACCTCGTTCATGCGATCCTTCAAGCGAACTCTATTGGACCATGTGATGAAGAACGAGATTGAAAGATTGAACTTTGTCATCTGGGCTAAGGATCGTTTCCCGGGCTTTACTACAGATTCTAAGCAATACGCCAAAGCCAATCGGGCCTGGCGGGCTGTGGCTCGTAAAGACCCTATGGTTGACAAGGTTATCAAAACCTGCTATAATTAAGGCTTAAACAGTAACAAGGAGCGATAGATGAAAGCACTACAAGAGTTCATTGCACAGAAGAATCACTGGAACAGCTTCTTCAACGGCGAGCAGTATGAGATTCGCACTGCCAAAGGTCGTCAGCGTGTCGCAGACATGATTGATGCGGCCCTTAGTCCTGAGAACTTGACCTGCGATGGGGAACTTCCTCGCGCAGAGGTCAATCGGAGATATAAGGAGCTGATGACTGCGGCCAAGCAGTTGAAGAAGCTGGACCCTGCCGTTACATTCTACGAATACGAAACGGAGATCTAAGATGAAAGCCTATGTAACAACTATCCTCCGTCAGGAGTTGGAGGTGCCCGAAGGCACTACACGAGAAGAGATCTATGACTTCTTTGGCGAGTTCCAATCGTTTAGAACTGCGTTCCAAGGTGTTAGCGGCAATGGTATTACCATTGTTGACTTGATGGTCTTAGAGGAAGAAGTAACAGAACTTGGAGAGGAGAGCTTCGATGTCTAGACAAGAGCTTGTTGATCTTGTCTTGGAGCAGATTGCTCAAGACGTAAAGAACGCAGACTTTACAGCTATTGAAGAGCTGTTACACTTTGTGCCAGAGTCTAACCTTAAATCATACTTGTCAGAAGGACCATACTAATATGCCAAACTGGTGTAACAACAGCGTAGAGATCTACCACGATGACCCTAAGATGATTGAGCGGGTGCGAACTGCGTTCAATGGTGAAGGCCTGCTACAAGAGTTCATTCCTGTACCAGAAGACCTGCGTAATATCGTAGCAGGATCAGTTCCTGTTGCAGAAGAAGCAGAACACAAACTCAAAGAAGAGTTCAACCGTATCACATATGGTTACACTAACTGGTATGACTTCTGTGTCAACGAGTGGGGCACTAAGTGGGAGATTGGTGCTGATGGTAACCCTGCACAGGACATCCCAGGCGGATTGCTATTGGGCTTTGAATCAGCTTGGGCTCCTCCTTGTGCAGCCTATGAGAAGCTGACAGCTATGGGTTTCCGTATTAAGGCTATGTATTTTGAGCCAGGTATGGCATTTGCAGGCATTTGGGAAGACGGTTTCGATGACTACTACGAGTATGGTGGCATGGACTCTACTCAGATTGCCGAGGCGTTGCCTCCAGAGTTAGACGAAGCATTTGGTATCTCAGAAGATGTAGCACAGTGGGAAGAAGAGAACAAGGAAGACTAATACTTTTTGCTTACAAAAACCCGCCGATTGTGCGGGTTTCTCATTTGTGCTATAATACATGCTTACACAACGCAATAGGAGCAAACATGCAAGCAGTCATTTTTAACACAGCAGGGGACGGCTACTGGAGCCGCACTGCAAAAGCAGTAGAGATAGTTGACATGCGGATGGGCTATGTTAGCGACGACAAAGAGTTTGGAGAGCTGTGCGTGTATTTTAACACAGCAGATTGGGACGTTAATGTAGACGGTCTCATTTATACAGACAGTGAGTTTTTACACGAGCTGAACGCATTTTTAGTTGAGCAGGGCTTGTGTGCTGTAACATATAGCGAGCAGGGTATGCAGGGCGACAACTATGTGTCGCTAGACGTTGAAGACGAGTTTATTGCACTGTGGGAAGCTAAGTTTAACACAGTACTGGAGGCAATGTAATGATTACAGCAGACAAGCTAGCCCTACTGACTAACATGCCTGCGGTGATGTTGACAACAGGCATACAGGCTGCAGGCTACAAGAAGGACAAGTTCACAAAGAGCAAGTTCCTGGGCATAACCAATGCCGGCCTGTTCTGCTACACTGCTACCTACATTGAAGACAATGCAGAGCAGGAGTGCAAAGTCTTTGTCAAGTATGACCCTACAGCGGATAGGGTTTCGGTTGACTACTGAGCCAAAAGGCCTTATAATACATACATCGACAACGCAATTAGGAGCGAAACTATGCTAACAACTAAACAAGTCCGTGCTATTATCGCACAACATTCCACCAGCACCTACGGAGTGTACACAAACAAAACTAAATCCGACGCTTCAAATATTCGTCGTGTCAAGTGTTATTTCCGGGGTAATACTAAACTGCTAATCGCACTGCAAAAAGCAGCCGGCAAACAAAACGTTACACTTACAGAAGGTGGAGACAGTTACTACAGCGGCGGGCCGGGCATTATTGTTAAGTGCGTTTTAGAAGACGCTACAACTGCTCCTTTTTAATAACCCTTCGGTTGACAGGGTTACCAAAAGACGCTATAATACATACATCAACAACGCACTAAGGAGCAAAGATGAGCAACTATCCTAACATGAGTTACTGCATGAACGAGAACACACTGCTGGCGCTGAAGCAGGTGCTGGACGCTATGCAAGAGGAAGGCCCGCAGTTCCTGCGTGAGCTGTCGCGTGATGAGCGCCGTAGCTTTGAGGCACTGTTTAACATGTGCGAAGACTTTATGTCGCTGAGCGAGGAACTGCAAGCAGAGTACGAGCAAGAAGAGCGTGATGGCCAGCCCGACGAAGCGCAAGAGTGGGCAGACTTTGATCCGGAGTGCTAAAGGGTTTTTGGTTGACGCATTAGCCAAAATGCGTTATAATTAACACTTAACAACAAAGGAACAAAATGAATAACGTGTACATTGTACAAGGTCTGGGCTTCGGAGACTACGAGAACTGTTTTTACAACTTGCAAGCATTTGCTACTAAAGCAGCCGCACTGAGCCACATTGCTGTTTTGCAAGCAGAGGACGAATCTAACGACAGCGGCCCGCAAGAGTACACTGTAGAGGAAGTGTTATTCACCCTGTAAGCTGTAGGGTCTTTGGTTGACATAAGCGCCAAAAGGCCTTATAATACATACATACTGAAACACAAAGGAGCTTGAAATGGGAACACGAAGCACTATCGCACTTGAATTTGCAGACGGCACAGTAGAGCAAGTCTACTGTCACTGGGACGGTTACTTGAGCAACAATGGACAGATCCTTGCTCGTTACTACATGGACCCGTTCAAAGTCAAAGAACTGCTGGCGCTGGGAGCGTTCTCTAGCTTAGAGGATACTGTTGAGGGAACTAAGACAGGCGCTTATCATCACTGGCGCGGTGAAGAGATTGTAATCAACAAATACAAGAACGCAGACGAATACTTTGACTGCTCACAGCAAGAAGAGTACGACTACATCCTGCGCAATGTCAACGGCAAAGCCGTTTGGTTCGTTCGTTATTACGAGTCAGAGAACACTTGGATGCCGTTGGAAGAGGCGTTTATCGACGAGCAAGATCGTATTGCACAAGAGGAGACAGAAGAATGAGCGCGATTAAAGATTTGAGTTATGATATCCAAGAGATGTTCATTGACGGTGCGGATGCTACACATATCGCATTCATGTTGAAGGTTCCGTTGGATGAAGTTCAGAAGGTGTTGAATAGCTTTGGGGTTAGTGACGAGGATATTGTTGCAGACGAACCTTATAGTCCCTACAACGGAGCATAAACCCTACAGGTTGACGGGTTTCTCCTTTGGTGTTATAATTGATACATGAAAAGGAGAAAAGCAATGCAACTGACAATACCCGTGCGTCGCCCAGTGTGTCGCACTCCTATTAAACCCAAACAGGCGCACAAGATAGCAACTCGTTATCAACGCAAGCCAAAGCATAAAGGACGCACACATGATTGAGATTACAATCGAAGGACTGAATGCACGTCAACGTGCCCTGGCTGACATCATCTGGGCATGTGACAATCAAAAGCAGGTCAACGAGTTTATTCGCAGCCTGCCTACGATTCGACTGCAAGACGAAGCAAAGACCATCGTAAGCCTTATGATTATGGCAACTGTAGAACAATGCTACGATGGCATAGGCGATATGCCCGAAGCACAACAACTGATCGATAAGGTCCTAAAATGAAATCAACTATCTATTACAGCAAACGAAACTTCACTACAGATACTCTGCCCGAAGTTACTAAGAGCAAACTGGTCTATGACTTTATTGCACTCTTAGCCGTTATGAAGGTTTGGGCACGGTGAGCCGCCTTGCAATGTACGGCAGGCCCTATGTGATCTTTAATCCTGCTAATCAAGATCATAGGAAATGGTTTGCCAACTTTAATAAGACAGGTGCATGGGGTTCGTGTCCAGTTCGATTCGTAGTCAACGACGATCACGGCGATTTGATCACTATGATCCAGCGCGAATTGATCCAATATTACGTGGACAAAGAGTTCTCTAAACCCAGTACTGTTGCAAAAAAACAACGGCAAAAAAGCCTAGTTTTTGGTTGACACTGGCGCCAAAAGGCGTTATAATTGATACATCAACAACGCACTAAGGAGCACTAAATGACAGCAGTAGCATTTGACGTAGAGGCAGTTCAGAACGCAACTAACGAAGCCGCAATGGCCGCTCGTACCGCAGTGAAACAAGCCTATGCCGCACTAGGTGGCGATCGTGGCCCTTGTGGCTTTGCTTGGGTTAACGTTTGGGGCGTCCGCTCTAACAGCAAGCTCGGCAACGCACTCAAGGCCGCAGGCTTCCGCAAGGACTACACGGGTGCATTGAGTCTGTGGAATCCAGGCAAAGCGGCTGCTCAAAGCATTGACATTCTGGAAGCAGGTGCCTATGCTTACGCAGAGGTTTTGAAAGAGAAGTTGGGTTTGGAGAAGGTCTACGCAGGTTCGCGTATGGATTGATTTTGCCAAAAGGGGTTGACCGCAACCCCGATTGGTGTTACAATAGAAACATGTCCAAAAGGACATAAGGCAATTAACTTAAATTAACTTGAAAAGGCAAAATAAAATGGCAACAGATAAACTGTTTACGGTAGTTGGTACTTCTAAGCTCAATGGTGAGATGAAGGTTCGCTTTGCGAACGATGTGATGCGTGTTAAGGTGCTGGCAAAGCACGGACACACTGACATTAACCTTATTGAGTTGGATACTCCAATGACCAAGCTTGAGGCTGTAAAAGTTCTCAAGACTGCGGACGAGTTCCAAGGCGCCGCAGAGCAAAGCGCAATCGCTGACTATCTCGATCGCAAGGACGAGACACCCGCCAAAGCTACAAAGGCTGTGGCACCTGCTAAGACTGCAACGGTCAAGGCTCCCAAAGTCAAAGCTGCTATCAAAGCATCTAAGATTGACACTAGCGAGATGGAAGACGCTCCATTCTAATCTACAGCACCGTATCGCTGAGCATCATAAATACACTCTATGCGATACGGTGTTTCCCAATCAAACGATTATCAACAAGTTGGCGCAGTGGTCATCAGAGACTTCCTTAGTGAACCTAAGGGCCGAGTCCTTTGCGTGATCGCTCGCGACAACCTCTACGAAGCAGAGCAGACAGCACAATACCTCTGCGATTTATTAAACAAAGAAGAAAAACATGCCCTGGGTTCAGTATGAAGTTTGGAGTGTCGACGAACTTGGACACGAAGAAATCATTGACACAACTAACAGTCTAAAAGAAGCAAATCAATTGGCGGATGTAACGCTAAATGATGTTGACAACGGCATTGTAGAGTGTATAATATACAAAGAGACAGAAGGCGAGCTTGAAGAAGTCGCTGTGGTAGTTAGGGATTGATCAATGCTCGGATGGTGAAATAGGTAGACACAAGAGACTTAAAATCTCTCGCTGAAAGGCGTGCCGGTTCGATTCCGGCTCCGAGCACCAAGAATACCAAAGTAAATTTACAGGGAATACCAAAGTAAATTTATCTGACTGTAGCTCAACTGGATAGAGCAACAGCCTTCTAAGCTGTAGGTCGGGGGTTCGAGTCCCTCCAGTCAGGCCAGTTTAGGGCCTCTAGCTCATGTTGGTTAGAGCAGTGGACTCATAATCCATTGGTGCGGAGTTCGACTCTCCGGGGGCCCACCATTCATCTAAAGGAGCACATTATGGCAGGCAAAGCGAAATCAATATACCTTACAATCTTGCCCAAAGGCAAGCATATGAGCGTTTTTAAGAAGGTATTCTTCGAAGCCAAATCCTATAACGAATACGTCAAGACCGACGAATTCAAAGCCAAATGGCCCAAAGAAGAGTTCGACATTGTAAAAGAAACCTATTAACCCTTTGGTTGACAGGGTCTTTGTTTGGTGCTATAATACATACATAGACAAGCAAGGAGCTGATATGGGATACAAGGTTGTAGCAGATCGAGAGCAGATGGACATGATGCGTGTCAAATACGGTCCACGCAAGGGCTTAGAAGGCCCCTTCAACTTCTCCGGCAGAGTGTTGTATTATGACAACAAAGAGGGTCAGTACTACGATCCTACTACAGACTTCTACGTAGAGGAAGACGAAATGTCCATGATCCGTGAAGGGTTTTTGACACAGTTCGCTTGACAGCCTGACTGTTTGGCGTTATAATAGATACATAGACAGCAACAAGGAGCGAACCAAATGGCTAAACTATTGATCCAAACCCAAGTGTACGAGAACTACGGTACGGCTGATGAGCCTTACTGGAAACCCAAAGGCGGTGCAGACTACGTGGTCAAGAAGTTCAAAGACTTCAACAAGGTCACTGAAACTGTGATGGCCCTGCGCTCACAGATCGAGCAGGACAACGAATACTACCGCGAGCACATCATCAACTTCGAAGTTGTGGCCAACGACTACATGACAGACTTTGAGAAGGATCAGTGGGAATACGAAGGCAAAATCACTTATCCCGCAAAGGAGTTGGCATGGTAATCAATCAAGCAATCATCAATCTGCTGATCGTGCTGGCGCCGATCTGGATCATGGGAATAGCCCTACTGGTTGACTGGTTATTCAATTGAGTATATAATACATACATAGACAAGCAAGGAGCGAAGATGATTAGAGAGCACATTGAGATGGATACACGACATGGTGGTCCATACGATCGCGGTACAGCCGACAGCTACTACCGCAGAAGCTATAACCCTCACTATTACAAGGGCGACACTGGTAACTCACCTCGTGTAACGCTCAAAGACATGACACCCGACGAGATCGTGGCCTACACCGCAGGCTATCGCGACAACGAAGATGAAGGCAACTTCAAAGAGTATTAATAACCCTTTGGTTGACAGGGTTACCAAAAGACGTTATAATTAACACATAGCAACAAGGAACTAAGATGAACAAATATCAGAAACAAGCATTGGTAGATATGGGCAAGGTCGCCCTGGCAGTTGTAGCAGGTATTGCCGCAATTAACGCCGTGATCATGCTGGGCATGTCAGCAGGTGATGTAGCCGGCGCGATCAGTTTGGTGGCCATGGGTTACTGTGTCTATCAACTCTACTTGATCCGTGTGGGTCAGCTGGAGAGCCAGGATCGTTTGAACGACATTGAGAAGAAGTACAAATAACCCTAGTGGTTGACAGGTTATCGTTTTGGCAGTATAATACATACATATTAACACAAAAGGGAGCGACCCAAATGGCTAAAGTAAATTATGACAAGTTTGCCTCGTTTGACATTAACGAGTGCTGTGATCACTTTGACAGTGAGAAGCAGAGCAACTGGAAGAAGATTGGCAAGTTCATCGTAGCAGATGGACAGGACTATGCCCATATTATGGAAACAGAGTTTGACTTTGAAGATGTAGGCAATGGCGAGTATGCGGCCTTTGAGGCAGGTGTTAAGTATGCACTGACCAAGATGAACATTGCTTTTGAAGCGGCTGCTGTAGACTTGCAGATCTGCGAGGTAGACTTGGTAGAGAGCATGGGCTTTATGATGGTACGTTGCGATGACGAGCCAGAGGACTTTGTCAAGCGGGTTATGAAGAAGCCTGTTATGATGGTAGACAGCTGGTGCTAACAGTTTGCCAATGTGTCAGCCTATCACTAGACCCTGCAACACGCCCGGGCACTTCGTAGGTTGACACAAAGGCTTTTTGACAGTATAATAGAGACATAGTAAGAAGCAAGGCGATCCTCAAATGTAAGAACCCAGCAGAGATGCAAAAAGGGTTGTAACCAAGGGATACGAAGCGAGTTTGGAGACTCGGCCTAAGCCAACATGCACAGGAGCGAACCATGCAAGTACACTTTATCAACACAGGAACCAAAGAAGACTTTGGCTTTAGAGAAGTCAACGTAGAAGCCTTCAAGTTGGATCACGACAATGCTCCTTATTGCATCGTTAGCAATCCATTTTTCCCGGGCGAAAGTCTACGTGCAGAGTACAACTTCTATAACGATTGCCTGCAATGGGTGGTTGACATAGATTGATTTTGACAGTATAATAGACACATCAACAACGCAAATAGGAGCGAACTATGAACGTACAGCAGATCAATACAGCCCTGGTAACAGGTTCTTTCACCAACGATCAACTGGCAAGTGTGATCGATGCAGTCAAGTTTGCTCGTAGCCGTTTGGCACAGACTACAAAGAGCACTCTGCGAGTAGGCGACAATGTCAACTTTACCTCTAGCAAAACCGGACAGAACATGACAGGTTTTGTTACAAAGATTGCCATTAAATATGTAACAGTCAAAACAATGAACGGCTTGTGGCGTGTGCCAGCTAACATGCTGAACAAGGTTGAAGCCTAATTACAGAACTAATAGAGCTTGACAACAGGCTCTATTGATGCTATAATTACTTTTTTAAACAACATTGGAGCGAAACAATGCCAGGATATCGTGTAGTAAAATTGGACGAGCAGAGCAACAAGACTATCCCTCAGCGTAGTACTGTAGAGCCTATTAGCAAAGAATCAGATGCAGAGATCATGGAGCGTATGCGTGAACGCTTTGAGATCCTTGACGACATGACCCGTGCGGTTAAAAAGGGTGCAGTACGTGCTATGATTGTAAGCGGTGCACCGGGTGTGGGCAAGAGCTTTGGTGTTGAGAAAGTACTGAGCAAGCATCAACTCCTCGCAGACGTAGCCAACGATCAAAAGCTCAAGAAGTTTGAGATTGTCAAAGGCGCTATGTCAGCTATTGGACTGTACAAGAAGCTGTACGAGTACAGTGACTCTAAGTGTATCCTTGTGTTCGATGACTGCGATTCAGTACTGTTGGACGACATTGCACTCAACATCCTTAAGGCTGCATTGGATACAAGCAAGAAGCGTACCATCAGCTGGAACACAGACAGCCGTAGTTTGATTGCAGAAGGTGTGCCCAATAGCTTTGAGTACAAGGGCGGTGCTATCTTTATTACTAATATTAACTTCCAGAACATCAAGAGCAAGAAGCTTCAGGATCACTTGGCAGCATTGGAAAGCCGTTGCCACTACATTGATCTTACGATCCATACAGAGCGTGACAAGATGTTGCGTATCCGACAGATCGTAGCTGATGGCATGCTGGCAGAGTACGAGTTCACAACAGAGCAACAAGCAGAGCTGGTAGAGTTTGTAGATGCTAACAAGAAGCGCCTGCGTGAACTGAGCTTGCGTACAGTACTTAAGACTGCTGACTTGATCAAGAGCTTCCCAGCTAAATGGCAACGTGTAGCAGAGGTTAGCCTTATGCGCTAATGCATACAGCTAGCAGGGCAGCTTGAGCCCTGCACACTGTACTAGAGCACAGCATACACAAAGCTCTAGACAGTGCAGTTAGATCCAGTTCGATTCGCTCCCGACAGTGATCTAACAGGGACTGCTGTGAAGCAGACCTTTGAACCCCATGATCCGATTCGCTCCCGGTCATGGGGTTTCTTTTCATCGATGAGGTCAGGGGGTCGGGGCGACCATCGGGGTGAGGTGAGGGGGTCGGGGCTTAATAATGATATTTGTAATACTAAATTATTACGGCTTAGTGGTGCTAAATCACCAGGCAGAATCTGTAAGTACTTCTCTTATATTTTTTGCGCGGCAGATTTTTAACCCTGCAGGACCCATTTCAGGGAAGAGACTCGCAGGCGATTCTTTACTGTAAAACTACCTTGAAGAAACTCTAAGTACTTCCCTAAAAATTTTTGCGCTAAATTTTTTTTTGGTCTGCAGACCCCATTTGGGCTCAGTCCCACATCGTGCGGAATTCACCGTAACTGCGTATTGCTGTATATGTTGCTTCAGCTAGAAATTCAAAGTGTTTATACAGTGCTCTCACAGCAGGAAAATCCCCCTGCTTTAAAACCATTTCGTAACAGCCCTGCCCCATGTCTACATAGTAACTGGCAGCAATTCCTCTACGTTCTCCCAACTCTGGAAACACTGCACGAGTGAACCAACAGGTATTGCCCAATGCCAATGCTTCTGCGGGTGTACGCAAAGTCATATAGCGTTCAGCGTAGCTAGGCTCGGGTTGCCATGGGTTTTTATCCATCTTTTCAGCTAACAGTTTAGCTTCATACACTGTAACAAAGTCTGGTATTGCCCAGCCTTGACGCTGATATGTAGTTTCCAATATATTTTTTATACCCTTTTCTGCTGTATAGTTCATAGCCACTCCATATTGTATATTTAATAAATATTTTTATGAAATTTGCCGTATACGGTGACAGCTTTGTTGATGGTGTTGACCGCAATTCACAAACCTGGGCAGCACAGCTAGCTGTCAAAATGGGTGCCGTCAGTATAGACTATTACGGTTGTGCTGGCAGCAGCTTTTATTGGACTTATCAACAGATACTGGCCACAGCTCAACCATACGATCATATCATAGTAGCTGTTACTGAACCTGTACGCTTTCCTATCAAGGTAGAAAACCATTTTGTCACTGGTCCACCCGGTGTAGACTCAATTACCAGTTTTAAGAAAAAAACTTACCTGTTGGGTTGGTTTATGATCAGTGATTTTGACTATCTAGTCACTGTGCAAAATCTCATGATCAATGACATTAAACTGCGCTTTCCACGCAGCCGATTCATAGCCTGTTTTCCCAACAGCTTTGCCAGTGATTTTAATCTACTGCACATTAACTCTATAGCTAAAAAAGCTTTGGGTGTTGATCGTGTAGATCCCGCAATACTAGAAGAAAAGTCCGCTACACTGTGCCATATTCCTCAACCTTGGCACAGTGCCCTAGCTGACTATTTGTACAACACTGCTGAGCCTAACGTTGCTGACTGTACTGCTGATCTGTTTCCCCCTTTGGGTTCCAGCAGTCTTTATTATAATATACGTAGATAATAGCCTTAAAAAATCGCTTTTGGCGCTGGCGCTTCGCGCCGCTTCGCAGCAGGCCTGGGCCGCAACCCGCTAAATATTTCATGAAAAAGAACATCTACCGACCCCAGGTCTACAATCAAGAAAATGACATCAAGTATTTGTCCAGCACAGCCTTTCCCTATAAATTTGCCGCTACTAACATTGAACAGTTGCTCACAGGATTTGGTCAACGCTATGGACTAGTAGAACTCAATGACTATGGAGATCGGGGTGCAGAAGGTCTGGCCAATTGGACACGCAACAGCTACAATCAACAGTTTGCACATGATCCTAACTTTGAATATAAAAACAATTCTTGGGGATTTAGATGCGATCATTCGGGGCAAGCTGTGGACGTTTGGGCCTTTGGCTGCTCTGTTACCTATGGTGTAGGAGTTCCGCGGGAATATCGCTGGACTGATTGGCTCACCAAGCTTACTGGGCTCACTTGTGCCAACTATGCTGTCACGGGACTCAGTACCAATGAAATGGCACGTATGTTCATTCAACTTGCTAGATTTCAACAGCCAAAACATGCTGTGTTTCTATTGCCCGACTACAGTAGAATCATGCTGAGTGCAGTGACCAATGGACAGTTGGATCACTTCAATGCCTTTGGCAACTACCAATATTCACATCCCATGCGTCTAGTGCCCGATAGGTTCCAAGCTTGCGAAACTTACTACAGCTTGCCCTTGACCAATCATGTTGAGCTGTTTATCATGGATCTGCACGCCATTGCCACTGCGGCTGAAGCTCGAGGCATCGACGTGACGTTTGCTTCATGGGACAGCAGAGCCAACAGGTTTATACATCAACAGGACTTCAGTCACTATGGAATCAACTGTGCCAAACTGGCTTATGTTGAACGGGATGTGCTGGGTCGAGATCAAAGTCACCCGGGGCTCTATTACCATAAAACACTGGCGGAAACTATAGCCCCCGTGATCAAAGATCATCAGTGTTGAGATTGTTCAACAAGCTACGCAGTTTTGAACTGCCCACTTCTGCTCGAGGTTTAGCTAGATCAAATCCTTCTTTGGGACTGGCACGTTCCCAACTGGCTGTTGGTTCTGTAGTCACTGTTGAGCTACGCTGTAAACTGTTCAGTATGGCTGAACTCTTTTGCGTTACCATTGGTGTGCTGTCATCGCTTTGTTCTTCACTGTTGGTAATACGCAGTGTGTCAATGTCAAAGTCCAGATCAATTTTCTGTCCAACACCGCTTGAACTACGAGTTTTCATCAGCTGTATTTGATACTTGCCTCGCTCACGCATAGCACGGCTGGTAAAGATACCAAATACGTTGTCAGCAGTTTGAATCTTACTAAGTCCGCCACTAATGTGACTGTGATCAAATTCAACTTCTTCTACAGCACCCCTGTTAAGCTGTGCCGCTGTGACAAATACACACTGCTTTTCCATTGCTAGATTACGCAGTTCTTCACTCACATACTTGTCTTTAATAAACAAGTTTTCTGCTGAAATTTTCTGTCCTGCGGGCATGAGCAAGTCCAAATAGTCGACTAATAATACGTCACAACGCTTGCCCGTTTTAACTTCATACTCTTTCAAGTAAGCACGAACATCGTTGGCAGTTTTACCCGAGGGCATATATTTGATTTGAAATGATCCTGACTTCTTGCCAATGATGCGAACCTTCATTTCAACTTCATCAATTTGTTTAAACACTTCTCTAGTTGAAATACCAGTGACCATTGAGTCTACACGCATTGAAACTAACTCTTCCGAAAGTTCCAGTGTTAGATAGATAACATTCATACCTGCTAGTGCATAGTTAACACCTAGGTTGGCCAGGAACAAGCTTTTACCTGCACCCGATCCGCCAGCAAAGATGTTAAGTTCACCTCTGTTGAATCCGCCAAACAGTTTCTGATCTAGGGCGGCCCAGCCAGTGCTCATCTGTCCGTTTTTGTCTTTGATCTTCATCAGTCGAGCACGGGGATCAGCAAAGTAATCAGTGCCCATGTCTTTTTGCAGGCCCACTTGCACAGCCTTTTTAACTAGATCTTCTACTGAACCGTATTCGCCCTTTTCCAACATGTCAGCGGCTTTGAGAATGGCTTTCTCTAGGCCTTTGTGACGGATAAATGTTTCAAAGTCTGTGAGCAGCCAATCATAATGTGCTTCAGTTAGTCCCGGAGGAATTTCAAATGCATTACTAGTGGCTGCATTGATAATTTCTACTGTGGGTATAACTGAATGCTCGTCAACATAGTCTTTTAAAAACTTGGCTGCTGGTTGTAGTTTACGATCAAATAGTGCGTCATCCCAAATGCCTTGGCAGCGAACAAATGTTTCTGCATCTCCCAGCATCATCTCCAAATAGAGTTTTTGTATTTCGAATCCGTAGTCTGCGTTTTGTCTTGTGGTCATTGTTTATTATACACTTTATGTAAACACTTTAACACCGTAATGGCTCTCAAAGTTTCGAGCATCCGAAACATCATTAACCATGGGCTTGCCCTTGATATTTAGGCTAGTGTTCAACAATATAGGACAACCCGATGCTGCATACCATTGTTCTAACAACTGTCTTATTCTACTGCCGTCTGCCGGTACAGTCTGTACACGACTAGTGTTGTCCCTATGCACGATAGCAGGAAATAACTGAGGATGAATACAACGACTGATGAACTGCATATGCCTATTGTCACTGCTAGCACCAGGGAGATCAAAGTATTGATCAGCCAACTCCTCCAAAACCATTGGCGCAAAAGGTCTGAATTCTTGTCTACGTTTGATTGCATTTACTGTGTCCTTAATATCAGGTCCTCGGGGATCTGCTAGTAAACTACGATTGCCCAGGGCACGAGGACCAAATTCTGCGCGGCCTTGAGCAACTCCGCACATCTTATCTTTGAGCAAATGTTCTAAAATTGCTTCAGTTGATTGAGTTGGTTCTATATTGTAACCTAGGCTACAAGTTTCCCAGCCGATGTGTTCTTTGTTTCTTGCTAGAACTGCACCTATAGCTGAACCTGCATCTCCGGGATTAGGCATAATCCAAACGTTTTTAAAGTATTTGTAAGCAATAGGGTTAGCTAGGCAATTAAGAGCACAGCCTCCCATTAGCACTAGATTATCACTAGGAACAAAACTTTTTGCTGACTGTAATATCTTTTCAAACTGTGTTTCGTAGATAGCCTGAGTAGCTGCTGCAATATCAAACGTGTCATTAACAGTAAGATCAGGCGCCCAATCTAAGCAACCGCGGTGTAGATTCTTTTTAAAACTAACTAAAGTTTCTCCATCTTTTTCAAAGAAATCTTCCAGTATTCTGTTGTACAGTCGTTTAGGATTTCCGTAAGCAGCCATACCCATAAGAATGTATTCTTCTTCGTTAGGTTTTAAATTGCATCTTTGTGTCATTGCTGAATACCAAAGACCTAGGCTATCCGGATATGTTTGCTTATATACTTGCTTTAGTCCTTTTTCACCGCCATGCCACATTGTTAGAGTTTCAAACTCACCAATTGCATCTATGACTACTACCGCAGCTTCTTTGAACGGGCCTGTATAAAAACCTGCGGCTGCATGACTTTCATGATGCCATTGAGTATAGATAGGAGCACTAATACCATAATTGTTCAAATATCGTTTGATATTATTGCTTTTATGATTTAGACCTTGTCCAGCAGTAAATTGCCTTAGAGTTTTTGCCCAAGGCTTTTCATACCATACAACTTCTTTAGGATAGCCGTAATGGCTGGCAGCATACTGAACTAGACTGTCGCAAAGATCTGCATCGTTCTTTTTTCCGCTGAATCGCTCACTGTGACTAGCGAACAATAACTTGTTGTCATCAAATACAGCCAATGCTGCATCATGACTATTTGCTGATATTCCCCAGGTAATCATTTGTAAATAAAAGGATCTCGTTTACGTAGTTCTGCTATACGTTTTTTAAATGCTTGATGTTCTTTGTAAGAACGAATAGGGTGCATAACCCATCTTAATAAACTTCTTAATGTATCCATTTTTTCATCCTCAGTTGTATTTTTAAAGGCATTGATTCTTTTGCCTTTAGCACTGACCATAGCGCATAGAGTTTTCCATATCGCTTGGTTGCGTCATTTAAGTCTTTAATATCGTCATCCCAATCGGGCATACTAACTGACCAACCCCATTCTAATGCCTGCTCAATCATTTTAATTCCAGGTTGATCTTTGTCCGGGATTACAATAACTTCTTTCTGCAATCTACTTATCAAATGTTTTTGTTGAGGTCCAATTTCATTGCTCATAACTGCTACACCGTCAACGCATATAGCATCTAGAGGACCTTCTGTTACCAACACAAAGTTTCTATCCCATGTTTGATTGTCTAGATTAAACACATAACCTGGCTGTTGTTCGCTAATGTATTTGATTGTCTTGCGATTTCTAATCAAACGTGCAGTGTATCCTACTAGTCTCTTTTGATAGTAAAATGGCACAATTAATCTATCATTAAATCCAACTTCATCAGTCCAATGCCAATCGTAATCGTCAACTGTATATCCGCGGCCAATAAGATATTCTAATACTGGAATAAGTTCTTCAGGCGGATCAACAAGCCATTCTTTAATGGGTTTAGTGCCCATTGGCAATGCTTTGTCAAAGAACACTGGAGTTAATAATTGGTGTTCTGCAGGATTAACTTCGTCTTTTAATCTAAGTGCTTCAAATGAACATTTAGTAATTAAGTCATCCGGAACACTCATCCAGTTTAATAGTTTTTTAAACTTGACTGTAAGCGGCCTACCAGGTTGCCAACTGGCTTTGAATCCGCAGTTGAAACAGTGATAGGTAACACCTTCAGTAAACATAACGCCGCCGCGTTGACGTCTGTCTTGTTTGTCGCCATTATGATGACAGCAAACGGCATTGAAGCTTATCCAACTGCTAGGAGTAGCTTTTCTTTTAGGAGGTAGATATGCCTGTACTGTTTCTATAATAACACTCATAAAAACATTTTACAGTGTTATAGCTACTCTGTCAATCTTTCCGGTGTTATTGCTTATTGGAGTAAAGTAAACTCTAGCCCATGTTAGTTCTCTATTATATCCATTTATTGGAGTATAAGTTTTAGTTAGATTTGATGTGCTAGTTGTCACACTAAAAGTCTCAATGGTGGTCCAGTTAGTAGCCGAATTGATAACAGGATCTTTGGTAAACTGTACAACAACTTCTCCTGCTAGCCCAGTAAGACTAAAGTTAAAAGTAACAGAATCGTTGGCTGATTCTGTTATAAAATTTGGTTGATTAATTTCTACAGCGTCACTATAGTGTCTAATGATGTATGGAGGTAATCCTATTACTGTAGGATCAGTAACTGCAATAAAGTTTGTTATATATCTAGTTGGTGTTGGAACATCCATAATAGTGCCAACTAGTTCCATATTACCTTTTGCACCAAAGTGTGCGTCTGCGTATAATATAGTTTTAGTCTCATCTTCGTTTAGTCTATAGATACTAAACTGCAAGAACTGAGGAGTTAGTTCTGTTAGGTCTGCTTCGGCAATAGTTGCTGTAGCCAGTCCTGTTGTAGCAGATGGAGTTACTGCAACATCAGAAATTAACAAACCGTTAGTGTCAGTAACGATCATATGTAAATCCATTTCACTAATGTCAATACGTTTTTGATCTGAATTTTTAACATCAATAGTTAGAACGTTATCAACGCCCTGATAAATTTTTACTCGATTTTGATACACAATGTTCCACCTTGTAGAGAATAAAGCCAAATCAGCAACTACATTAATTCGATTTGGATATAAATAACTTGAAATTTTTTGCATTTGAATTGGAGCCCTTGTATATATTTATATGGTAAAACTAAGAGACAACATAGAAGAACAGTTCCCCTTTATTAGTGTTTTAAACTATGGAGAGGATGAATATGTAGGTATAATAATAAATCAAGACCAGTATGTTACTAGCTTCTATGATTTAGAGTTAATAAAGACCCAAGACCAGAAAACTAGTTTATTAGAACTTGGGGAAGTCTGGTGGTGGGAAAGTAACCGCCAAATACCTATTAATATATTCTTACGTAAAGAGGTTGAACCCTTTAAATATTGCATCAAAACCTTTAACAGCAAAGATGTGCGTATTATTCTAGGGCCAGTAGTAAACCTAATGAATCTTACTCTCAAACGTATTAAACGTAAGAGTGTACAGTTAGTTAGGCGCCCCCCACGCTAATCTGTTCACAAATTAAATTTATCTGTACTACTACTGCCATTGCATAGGCTACTGCATGAGCCTTCTTAAAGTAGTACTCACCGTCCTCGGGCTTTGTCCATATCTCCGTCATCACCGTAGTCCAATCTTTCCCAATCAGATAACGTTTCGCGGGTCTTATCATAGCTAGTACTGCCGCCAACTGTTCTACACTCTGAGGTTTCATTTCTCTGAGAATAGAACCATGTCCGTTGACGTGAAAGAGCAAGCTGTTGAAATTGTCGTCTAAAAGTAGATCCCATAACGGCTCCTGATTCATAAGATATTGTAAATGTTCTTCATTTCTAATATCTTTATAAATGTTAACATTTAAGAAATCAATTTTAAAATAGCCTCTTTTTTCGGCTTCTTTATATTCTATACCAGCAAGGTTATTAATAGGATCGTAAGGAATACTTTGCAAGTAAATTCCTGTATTATGAGAAATAAACTTGTCTTCTTCAATCCTACTGGCTTTTATGTGCTTAATAATACCAAGCACATGTGTTCTGTCTGGAAAGTCGATATCAATATCCATTATAACCCTATTTCTGCAACAATGAATTTTATTAGTGAAATATCTTCTTTATTTTTCTTAAACTTTTTAATCCATACTTCCGGATTGATTGCACTTGCAATAGCATTAAGTTGTGTATCATCCATATTGTCTAACAGGATTCTTCCAGACTTACAATTTAATAATAGCCATGGACTAATTTTTCCGTCTTTAATATCAAACATTGCTCTGCTTGTGCTTACTTTTAAAAAGTATTCACTCCATATAGTTTCAACAGCTTGTTCTTTAGACCATGCAACCATATGTTTAATACTTCTATCTAGTGCAACATCGGCAGGTTCTGTGTGAATTAATTCTAATGCATATTTTTCATACAGGGCATCTCTGCACCAATGATCTAATTTGACACCACTTCGAATTACCCAGTCAATATAGTGATCTGGATATAAAGGATTTACATTACTTACATAACTGCCAAACTTAACAAAGGCGTTATAGTAGGGACTTTTAGCAAACTCTGCATACGTCTTATCACCCTTTGACTGTTGACTCATCTTAAAGAATCGGTTAAAGGCATCATATCCTATACGCACTGCCTTGTCGTCTTTTTGTAAATGTCTACGCTTTTGTTCGCACACGTGAGTAACTAAGGTACTTTCTTTTGTGTACCCGTGTCCACAATATTGACAGATATACGGCTTAGTTTTATTCACTTTTAATTGTAACATTTAAAATAACTTGTCAATTTCTTTATCAGAATATCCATGTTGTTCGGCTAACGACTTGAGTTCTTTAAGAGTCATTATCTGGCTCAGCATCTCAAGTTCATCTTGTTTTCTATTAGGATAAACTGCTAACAAAAACTTTAGGCGTTTGGTATCGCCTTTCTTTTGTTTGAAACCTATCCATTGATGAAAGAAGATTTTCTTACTGTCATGACTACACATACACAGTAGTTGCCATAACAGCTTAGGATGTTTTTGCAGTGTGTTCCAGTGTTTGTTAAAGTACTCGTTCACAGCTAAAACAAAGTGTTCTTGAACTTCTCTTTTTTGATTAGCCGCATTACTAACATAGCGATTAAGAATGAACAGTTCACTCTTTAGAGACTTTTGTTGATCAGCATCTAACTCATTCCAGAGACTTTTTGCTCCTAGATCAACTGCTGCCAATTTGTCTTTTAATTCAATCTTCTCGCTCATCTTCGATCTCTGTTGGTGGTAATATACCGTTACTACGTTTGTCTCTATGTGCCTCTACATCTTGAAACAGTCTTTGTTCTTGCACTGTTTCTTCGCCAAAAAACTTACGTGGGTTGCCGCACATAACACAGTTAGAGTCGCCGCAAGTAGTTGCATGTACTTTGGCTAATCTGTGTTCTGGACCAGTTGGAAAGCCGTGAGCTTTAGCAATCTTGCTTTGTTTCTTTACAGCATTTTCGTCTTTGAGCAAACGCTTTGAATGCTTGAATCGATCTTCTTCTGTACTCATTCTGGATTATCCTTTGATAGTCTGTATATCATTATAGCACGATCTAATGCCTTTTGTAAAGCAGGATTGGTAGGAGCAGCACGGTGAATTTCACCCCATAGCTTACTGTCCATTAGATGATCATGTAACGGGCGTCCATCGCTTGTGCGAGGGTCAAACTCCCAGCCAACTGGGTGCCGATCAGTTTTGCCAAACTCTCTAGCATACGTCACACCATCGGCACGTTCGTATATGTAAGTAGCTCCAGGTTTTAATGATCCCATTATAATAATTTATCTAATTGAATGACTTCTTGCTGACGTGAAATTTCTTTGACAAAATAACAACACAATGCTTTAGGTTCAGTTCCTAATGGCACTGCGAGTAATTGTCCGTTTTTCATTTTAGGAAAGTACCATTTGACATCGTTATAAAAATTAACAATTTCAATTTTCTTAAATTCTAATCTAAAACTGCTTAATGGATTAAAACAAAATGCATCGAATCCTCTATCATTTAAACTGGTCAACGGAAGTATTTCAATATCACAGTTGCTTTGATTGTCTCCGATGGCAATGCTCCAATCTAACGGCATAGCAATTTCTTGATCTCCTATTTTTAATACCATTGCTGGGCTATTAAAGCTTTCAAGAAAAATTAAAGGCTGAAAGAAAAAGTCAGGTTCTTGAGGGTTGCTGTTGTCTAATACAGCGAATCTCATACTGTCATCTACCTCTTCGGGTAAATTATTTAAATCAAAGGGTATGTTGTCTAGGGTTAATATTTGCATAGTTGTTATAATACAACACTTTTAAGGAAGTGTCAACCTTTTTACCATTTAATCTTTTCAAGAGTAAACGGATACTTTGCATCTTTATAGAATTTTTTACGTTCTGTCAAATGTCTTTTTGCATACTTGCAAGTTGATGTGATATCCCATACTTGCACGAAATCTTTATCGTCTGCCTTTCTTATGCCGCGGCCAATGCTTTGGATAACTCTAACAAACGACTTGCCAGGTTCCAACAGAACCAAGTTAAAGATCCTAGGAATATTAATACCAACAGCCGCGACACCATAGGTCGCGATAATAATTTTGTTCGTACTTGTTCTAACTTCGTCATATTCTTCCTTGCGGTCTTTTGTCTTAACTTCACCAGATATAAAAACACTGTCAGGCAATTCATTAACAAAAAATTTACCTGAGTCAATTCTATTAACAAGAACTAATGTGTTTCCTGTTTGTGAAATAGTTTTGACTAAGTTACTTAGATATCTCATACGGTCTTCGTCTGTAACTAGATATTTGTTTTCGTCTGCATAGCTTTTAAATTCAGGTATATCTACTAACTGTAAAACATTAACGTGACAGCTAGCAAGCACTCCTGCTTCTTGTAGTTCATGTGCCTTGACGCTGCCTAGCACTGGTCCTATGCTGGCAAAAATACTTTCAAATTCTGCAGGGTCTTTAGGCACAGTGCCAGTTAATCCCCATCGAATACAAGAATTATGTACGTTCTGTGTAAGTAAGTTTTTAAGCACATCAGCCTTGGCCATGTGTACTTCATCTACCATTACAGTTCTTACATCTTCTAAGAATTCTGCTAAACTTAAAATATCTTGTTGATGATTTTTACTTTTCTTGTCAAGTATGTTTAAGCTTTGCCAAGTGCAAATTGTATGAGTTTTGTTAAGATCTTTTCGGTCACCATAATAAACTCCGACATCAAGTCCTACGTTGATAAAGTCTTCTTCTGTTTGTTCAACAAGACTTTTATTTGGAACAATAGTGATGGTTCTTCCGTAAGGCTCGCATAGTTTTGCCAATGTAGCAGTGGTAATAGTTTTACCAAAACCAGTGGCAATTTCTTGAATACATTGCGGATTTTCTAAGAATGTGTTTATTACTGCTACTTGGTCTTCTCGCAGTCTAATTGGTTGACCTGCAAATCTATGTCCGCTAGGCCAACATTTATCTCCCCAAAAATCAACTTCAATTTTAGGAAATTGAATTTTTACAGGATGCCGATTATCTTCTATTTCTTCAATGTCAACATTGCTATTTTCTAGAATTTCCAGTATACGAGGTAACTGACTTAGGTAACCGTTTCCGCCTAATCCAAATAAACTGACAGTGCCGTCCCATCTACCTAATCTATATGCAGGATGATACTTTGCATAGCCAACTTCATATTTGAACTCGTTAGCTAACTTCCTACGAATTTCTACAGGAAGGCCTTCAATTTTAATGTTTACTTCATCTCTAATAATTAACTTACACGATTGCATGGACTTCCTTATCTAAGGGTTGAGTAACTCCGTAGTATACTATCAAATCAACATCAGAGCAATATACATAACTTTTGTTTGATTTAAAACTTGAAGTGAAACTAATTACTGTTTGCGGTTTCCATTGTGATTTTATCATAAATTTTGGTATTTTATTGTTACTAATACCTACCACAGTAGTTGTTCCTGTCAAGTCTTTATTGTAAGCTAGTGCATTTATTTCTTGATTGAATTTTTCTGAATCACTTTCTTTATTGTATCTAAAGTAAATACCAATGTCGTCGCCTAGGTTAAGTTCTTTAACTGCATTTTCAACAAATTTTAGATTTTTTTTATCTTTTAAAGATTGATGACCATCAAAAATTAGCATCACTGGAAATCTTTTTAAATTTTTAAGAGAAGACATTAGTTCAGTAAATCCAATGTCAGCACCTACAAAAATTTTTCTAGACTCTCTATTTGCAATTTTGTTTTCTAGGGAATTTTCTTGGATTTTTTGGGTATTTTTGTACTGATACCGAATTTTTCGGTCTTGCAATAATTGCAAGTTTGTTAAGTAATCTTCCCCTAAACTAGATTTTACTGCATTTTTTGTTTTTTCATTTTTTAAATCAAAAATGTCAAATGGGTCTTTTGTGTTTTTTTGTATTTCTTGAATTTCTTGGAAAAAATTGGTGATTTTTTCGTCTATTTCGAAATTGTCATTCTTAAAGGCATCGACTACTAACGTTAAATTTTCTTCAGTAAGGTTAATTATATATTTTGACCCTGAAGTAACAATGTTACCTTTTAACAAGATGTTAAGTGCTGAAATTTTTTCTCGAAATTTTGTGTTATAACTAAATTCAACCACAAAAGAGTCAGCAGATTCGGCTGGGATGTATATTTTTTTGATTTTTTTGATTTCTCTAAAAGACTTCGACCACATTTTTTCTTCTATGACATTTTGCACGTCTGGGATGATGGAAGTCATTGGTGCTATATTTTCTTTTATGATTTTTATCAAAAGATTTCCTTGATTTTCCGTCAAGAAAACTCCGAAAGTCAGCTGTTTTTCCAAACTTAACAAAATACGTTTGTCTTTGTTCGGTATAGCTTGCTGTACTGTCTTAATATTAGCGGCGATAAGGGGTAATAGTGAATCAACTGTAGACATTGTGCTATTTTACATTCTTTCAATGTCTTCTTCAACACATATTTCGCCATGTTGAACTTCTAAAATGTGACAAGGTTCAGAAAAATGGTTAAATCCTCGATGCCATACTGACTGTCCTATAACGTAGCTATGATTTTGTTTAATAGTATCAATGATAGATTCGTCATGTCTTAATATTTCTACTTGACAGTTGCCTTTTAACACATACCAATGTTCAGCTCGGTTAAAATGGCGTTGCATACTCAAGCTTTTTCCAGGTTCTATTACTAATTCCTTAACTTTACATCCTTTTAGGTCATGTAACGTCTTATAGTAGCCCCAAGGTCGAATTGTAGTCGGGGCTTGCCATTCTTTTAAGATCCAACTGCTTGAATTTTTCTTATCTTCGCCGCCTACGCCAAACGCAAAACTTAAACGAGGATCTTGTACCTGCATTTCTGGAATATTTCCTTCAGTTCTATCTCCGCCGTTGGCAAAAATAATCTCATCGTTAGGAAATAACTCTAAAGTTTCTTTGATAAATGTTCCGCAGCCGTTATCTGGGTCATCAGCTACCATTACGGTCATGTCGACCATTTTTAAATTTCTAATAATTGCATCACGTTCCCAAATAGGCAAAAAAGGCCTGCCTTTTTTACGGGCAAGCCATGAGTCTGAGTTAAGGCCTACAATTAGTTTGTCACCTAACTTTTTTGCTGATTCAAAATATGCAATATGGCCAGAATGTATGGGATCAAACCCTCCGGTGACTAATACTATCTTCATAAACTTGCATCTTCCATACCAGCAACTCGCAATTTAATAATGTTAGACAGTTGCCATTGTTTAATATCAAGACCCTTGGTTATACCTAGCCATTTATTACGAAGTAGAGCAAATTCATTTATAATTTTCTCCATATCGATGACATCTGCTTCACCATCTACATACTTTTCCACATCTCGGGATGTCAATGCACGTTGATAAGTCTCAAGATATTTACGAAACAAAGAACTGCGAAGCCTTCGCAGTTCAATATTCAAGTATTCTAAAATTGCTTCAATTTCTTGAAGCTGACTAAATCTTTGTTCCACAACACCGGGCATACCGGCAGCTGCCTTTTCTATATTTCCCGTTATACGAGTATCACTTCTTGCTGCCTGTAATTCGGCTTCGAAGTATGCAACGGCGTCTGGAATATTAGAGATATCCTTAGATACTTTTGTGTACCAAGACATTAGTCTTCGTCCTCATCAAAGTCCCAATTGTCTTCTGCTTCTGCTTCTTCATCATCTAGACTATCTTGTCCTAGATAATATTCGATTGCATCATCTAGTGATTCATCATATCCGATTGAATCCTTTAATGTTTTATCACTAATGCCATGATCTGCCAACAAGTCAACATATCGTTCAGCAAGTGATTCTAGTGTTTTTTTATCTGCGTATTCTTTAAATAACAGCCAGATATCTGCGATTTGATTCTCATTCATGATTTACAATTTCTCCGGTTTCAGGATCTACATTAGATTGTACTACGGCCGAGTCGTCGAATTCAAGCATGATTTTGTCCAATCCGCCTTCTTCATTGCGATCCCATTCCTTGCGATACATCTTTAACTCTGTACCATCCTTAGAAACGTATTTAAGTCTGTTGCCATCTTTTGTGAGGATACCTTTTGCTTCACACAGGTCAACTAATCCGCTGTACGGACTCATACCTGTAGCATAAGGAATTTCAACTTGAACTGATTCAAAAGGTTTAGCATAACGTGTCTTCATGATCTTACATGCGGCACGAATACCATTTACAGTTGTAGTCTTGTTGCCATCTGCGTCGGTTTTCAATTTCAATTTACGCATAGCAATAACAATACTAGACGCATAAATGAAACCTTGTCCGCCTGAAATCTTGTCATCTGGATCAAACATATCCTGTGATGCATAGGTGTGATTAGTACAAACTAATCCGACATTGTAACTACCAAACATGTTTACACAGTTACGAACAAGTGATGTAAGTGCTTTAGGCTTACGGCCCATGTCACCTTTCATCTCGCCTGCTTCGAACTGATTAACGTCAGTCGGAGTCAACAACATACCTAACGAGTCAATTACAAAAAGAACTTTAGGACGAGTTGCTTCGTCCATTACTTTGTATTCTTTCATAAACTCACTGATAGTTTTTGCCACGTCATCGATCATAGCCATGTTCAACTTCAATAGTTTATCTTCTGCTGTATCAACACCAAGATCTTTTAACCATTGTTCGTCAAGTGCGTTTTCACTGTCAATTAGCACAACATAAATGCCTTGCTCTTGTGCATGGCGAATTAAGTTACCTGAACAGATATAACTTTTGCCTGCACCAGATTCTCCTGCAAGAACAGTAACTTTACCAAGCGGAACGCCTTTGTTAAAATCACTGCTAATTAAATAATTTAAAGCATAGTTGCCAGTTGAAACCCAATCAGTTGGGTCATTAAAGCCAACACCTAACCCGTCAATGCTTTTAGTTAGGGTTTTACGAAATTTTGATAAATCGAATGCCTTTGTAGCCATATTTTTTCCTTAGGTGAAGAGAACTCGGGCATAAGATCTATGTCTTAGTGGCCCGAGCCGTGTTTATTATTGTGTCTTGCGATTGCGGATCATTGCAAGAATGTCTTCTGCACGACCGCCTGATGCTGGGGCTGCTGTTACAGCTGGCTTCGCCATTGCTGCTTCTGCTGTTGCAACATCATCTTCCCAAGGAGCTGCGTCTTCAACTGGCGCTGCTTTTGGTGCGGCTACTGCACGAGGAGCAGTTGCTTTATGTGGATCGCCTGTAGCTTGACCCATGCCAGCTGGTTTGAAGTATTGACCCCAACGTTCCATGTCATATGGTTCGCCGTCGACTGATGCTTCAAACATTTCTTTCATGATTCTCAATTCAACTTCAGAAGGCTTCTTTGGCAAGAAGTCTGACAAATTGTAAAGACCATGTGTCTTAAGATTAGACTGCTCATCTTCACTTAGTGGGCGTTCACGACGCTTCCAAGAGCTTGTAGAGTAGTCAGCATATCCGCCTTTAGATGTTTTAATCATCTTGAAGTCAACACCGTGAAGTGTGTCAGTTGGCAGATTGTCCATTTCTGGATCAAGCAATGCACCACGGATCAATTGAAAGATCTGAGGTCCGATGATAAATCTACGGATTGCATTTTCTGGCTTTTGTTCTTCTTTAAGACCGTCTTCAACAACGTATCCTTGGAAAATGTAGCTACGCTTCTTCCAATACTTACGACCCATGTCCTCAAGACTCTTGTCTTTAAACCAACCACGTACTTCGCTTAGGATTGGGCAGACGCTACCGTCGTTATACATTTCAACGCAAGGAACTTGCACTTGAACTTGTTTGTTATCGGTTTCGCCTTTAATGCCATTAAACGGCAATTTGATCATTGCACGTTCAACCCAGAAGAATGTGTTGTCTGGATTTGCGTCTGGAAGGAATCGGACTACGCTCTCTTGACCTTCTTTAAGGTTCCAAAAGGGGTAAATTGAATTATCGCCACCGCTACGGGTGTTGTTGTCAGAACCACGTGATTCTTGTTCTTTGAGCTTTGCTCTGATTTCTGCTAGTGATGCCATAGTTTTTCTCCTGTAATAGCCTATGTTTTAATTTAAGTTTGCCTGTATCTACTTTACACCATCGTAAAGTAAAAAAGTGCATACATGTTATTGTACGCACTTTTATTTATCTTTGCAAGAGCAATCTTGCCTAAAATGTGATTTTATTTTGTCAATCCAATGGATTCAACAGTAACTCCATGTTTTTTTAATAGTTGAGCTGTTTTTATGGCCCACTGCTTATTATGTTCAGCAGCATTACCGATCATACCTCTCACTATAGCTATTTTTAAGCCTGCATGTTCATTTGCATAACGCGGATTCTTTTCAACCATAGCAGAATGCTGATCTTGTACTCGTCGAACAAAGCCAGGATCATTTGCACCGCCAGGGCCTTCTTTCAAACCAGCAAGTTTTTTCATACGTGACATTTCATTTACTTGATGTAGTCTTTCAATAACTTTTTTAGCCATTGAAACAGAGTTATCACCAAACTTCTTTTCACATGCAATCAATACACCAGTTTCGCCTTTAGGAAAACTTCCTTCTTCGGTATTGTACATTGATTTGATAAACTCTACTAGCTCTTCTGATTTATTGCCAAATACATCTTCTACTGTCATTCCAGCTTTAACTACAGCTTCACCTAGTGTCATTTCTTTTCCAGCAATTCGAATTACAGTTTCTGCTGTAGCACCTGCCTTCTTAGCTTTCTCGATTGCAGCTTGCATACCCTTTTTTGCCAAGTGTTTTGCTTTGCTGTGACCTTGTCCGCTCTTACCAGGAGTTACATCTTTACTAGGCTTTTCATCTGGATCAAATGGAGGATCTTCTTTACTTTCACCCCAGATGTCTGCCATAACTGGCGCAGGTGCAGCAGGTGCAGCCGGCTCTGGTGCAGGTGCAGGTGCAGGTGCAGGTGCTGCGGCAGCATCAGCTGGCATAGGCTCTGCGGCTGCTTCAGGTTCTGGCATAGGCTCTGCGTCAAAATTTAATTGACTAAGTACATCTGTTCCATTTTCTTGATCTTTAATAGTGATGTAATCTTTAAGAATATCCCTAACGTCACTCTCTGGAGAAATTTCTCCCAATTCTTTGAACACTTCAAAAAGTTCTTCATCATCAATAATACCCTGCAAACTTTCGGTTGCATTAGTACCATCGACACCAACAGGAATAGCTTCTGCAATCAATTCATTTAATTGAGCAATTAAATCTTGATTCTCGTCTCCGAACAGGTCATTGCTTTCAACAATTGAGTTTAAGAAAGATTCATACGCTTCAACTTCTGGTATTTCTTTAGTTGCAGTTTCTTCTATTTCTTCAGAGGTTTCAATCAAATCGTCAATACCTAATTCTTTAACTGGAATATCAGTTTCATCTACTAATTTAAAAATATACGGGAATACATTTTTTAGTTCTTCGTTAAATGTACGAACTGTTAAACGATCAATCCAATCATTCATGATATTCTCTGGAATATCAACAGACTCGTGTTCAGTAAAAGATTCTGCAAAAGTTTTGTAGTTATTGGAACTTTGTAAACTGTGAATTTCTTTTTTGATTGAATCAATACGTTCCATTACTTTGCTATTTACATTGCCCATTGCTTCGCTGATAGTATCGTTTCTTTCAACATAGTGTTTGAACATGCGTAGTTTGCCAAGTTCTTCACTTAAGCCAATAACATATTTTCCGATAGAATCATAAGGAGTACCGCCATGACCTACGTGTTGTGCAAGAGCTCTAGCACCGTTAAGATGTCTAAACGGATACTTAAAACGTTCCCCGTCTAAGTTTTCAACGTAAATGCTTTCAATGCGTTGAGCACGGCCTGCTGGGTTTTCCACGTTAACTGGGGCACTATGTTTAACGATTAGTTTAGAGGTTCCCAAATTTTGGTAACTAGTCATGCTAGTTCCAAATAGTTTGCTTTCGCTCATTTTTGATTCTCCGAAGTTTGTTTTTGATAGATGTTTGTAATCTCTTTTTTCTAGATTGCTTTTTGCGATGTCTCGTGTGTCAAATGTTAAAAGGTGTTGTTTAGCAAACTCTCGCAATTCTTTTAAGAATCCAAAGAACTGATTTTTAACAAAGTCAGTTTTGTCTCCTACAACATCATTTGAATAAATGACCACTAGTCCATCATCTTCAGATAAACTAACACTCATTCTTCCTAACATTTGGCCTTTATGCTTGTAGTCAAACTCAAAGAATCTTGCATCTTCGGGTTCGCTGGTTGTTTCGCTATTTTCGTCACCGAGTTTAAGGTTAGGAAACTGGGTCCTAATCTTATCAAACAGTTCGCTAGCAATGACACTGAGATTTTTATTCATATTGATATTTATCAGATATTTGATGAAACAAAGATCGGCATTGGCATTTCCCAATCTTCGTCTTCGTTAGGAGTACCTGTAGTAATGCTGTCAAATACTCGCGGATCCCAATCTGCTAATACTGAACTCATCCTAACTGCTAACAACATAGCACTTACTAAGTCATCTTGCTCTTCTAATTTAGCTTTAAATGTTACACCTGAAGCAATAAAGTTCTTTAGTTCTGAAATTAAAGGTTTGCTTGCGATATCCATTTTACCTGACTCTATTAGGTATTTTAAACGTGCTGCTGCTGAAATTTTGGCACCGTGAGTAGTGTTAAATCCTTTGCGGAACTTGCGTACATGTCCTTTACGTACAGGCTCGCTTAAGAACATTCCGCCAAAGTTTTCCTCGCCTATGTCTCTAATACATACAAGTCCTGCTTCACCTACTGTATTGTTTTCTATTGACCAGTAGACGTTATTTCCATTATCTTCGCCTATTTCATCTAATAAGCTTCTAACCACTTCTTTAAGTATTCTAATCTGTCCTTGAATAGGTGTTAGGTTATGTTGCCATTCTGCTACTTGCTTAAATGTAGGTAACTCTAAAACTTCAATAGCCGAGTTATTGCCGCCTGTGCCTAGGCTAGGATCTAAACTTACAATGTATAAGTTATCAGCTGTAGGACGCTTATACCACCGTACTTGCCCTGCTTTAAACAAAGGCTCTCTACCAGTCATTTCACTTAGTTTAATACTGTTGACCAATGTCTCGTCGTAAATCAAGAACTCACAATTGTATTCTCGGCGGAATCGTTCTTCTCCAATACGTCCTCGTTCTAGTGACGCCCATTTTTCGTCTCGATCAGGATGCTCATTCCATTTACATGTAAATGCTTTAAATCCATTAATGCCTACTTCTGTTTCGTTACCGTGCTCGTCAAATTTCTTATTGGCTTCTTTCCATATAGTAGCAAATGTATCTTCATCACTGTTAGGAGTTGAAGTAATAATTGCTTTACCACCAGTTGCTAGTGTAGGTGATATGGAAGTCCAGAATTCATCAGCGATATTGGGGGGAACAAATGCAAACTCATCACAGTATAGTAAGGAGATAGACATACCGCGGCCTGTATTGCCAGTA